ATGAAAATTAAATCAGCAAGTCACATTGAACAAGAACCGAAACAGGACTTGTCAGACCTTCAATTTGTCGCTTCTCTGCAACATAAGATTGACATTCTTGAATCTTTTATCAAACATTCCCTTTTCAATATATACGTCAATAAGTTCCATTGCGAACATTTTGAGGTTGATATTGACAAACAAATAGAGAACGATTATGCAAGTGTGGACGATTTTATAAGATATATCCACGAAAAGCATCCTGAAATACTTGACGAGTTCAGAGGACACTATTGATATCAAAGTTTGGATATCGCAGAGGTGATAATCTCAATAACATATTTTATCACCTCAATTACGTTTTTCTTCTTTTTCTGTTTAAACTTTTCAAGTAGCAATTCGTATTTATTCTCATCAACATATATGATTCTATCTCTTATCCCCATAACACATACTCCGCTGGAACGGATGAAAGCAAGTACAGCATCCGTTTCTTTTCCGCATATCCTCTCTGTTTCCTCACGGCTTAATCCATTATTGGCTTTAGCCGCATTTAAAACATTTATGACTTTATTTTTATTCATATTTTTAATTTACTCATTATGGGAAAAAGAAAAATCACTAAACGCCATATCGAATCAGAAGAATTAAGAAAAGGTTTTGAAATACTAGAAGAAACTAAATTTAATCTTCTTCATGAAATGTATTCTATCAATTAACCTTGATTGTTGTACTTCTGACAATAGAAATAGTAATTCATTATTTACTCTTAATTATACTTCTTTTCCAATAATGTAATCAACCTGTTTATTTGTTCTTGAAACATTTCTATATTCTTTTGGTTTTGATTAATCATATTCACAATAATTTCCATACCGTTTTTGTCGAATGGGCATTCTAAATATATATCCTTACCGTTTACGTTAACCCCATGTACACTTGAGTTTTTGATATCTCCAATGGATTGATTGTTTTTTAGCATTTCTCCTTTTCCTTCCATAAGCCAGTCGTTATTAAACATATTATCAAAAGCATTATTAAATTTAAGAATAAAAGTATTGGTTAGGTAACTTTTATTACCACTAAACGCTTTAGATACACTTTCTTTTCTAATCCCCATTCTATCTGCAACATTTTGTTGAGATGATATAATACCTACATCTTTTAGATGGTTGTAAGCTGAAATAATACGTTCTCTTGTTTCCATAATGTTAATTATACGTTAAATATCTACTGTATTGTTGCTATATTACCAACAATATCTATCTTTGCAATGCTGTTAATAAACAACGATATCAACAAAGTTGCTAAATGGCAGCGTTCGCAAACATAAAGAAAAATAAAATAACAAACAAATATAATGGAAAATATTAATACGATAGTTATCAAAAAAATATCACCTGCCGAAACATTAAAAAGTATAGCAGTCGGAGAAACAAGGCTTATTAAAAGTAAAGCTATAAAAGAAAATGTTGTACGTGCTACTATGTCAAGACTGAATAAGATTGGTTATAATTTTATATCTAAAAGTGGTGTTGACGGTACCATTGTAACAAGAATCAGATAATAAATTTATTAAGAGGAAGTAAAATGAAAAAGGTAAATATAAATTCCGGGAAAGTTCAACCTGTTAATAAGATATGGCTGAGCAGAGAAGAGGCCATGGCGTTTTTAGGATGTGCCGATGACTACCTACGCAAAGTTAGGGAAAGTGGGCAAGTATCGTTTTGTCGCGATGGGAGAATGGTATGGTACAATGTAAATTCATTGCAAAGGTACATAGAGAAACATAAAGTGATTTGATCTGATTACTATTTCTTCCCTCCCGTAAGATTCGTGGTAACAACCGGTTTAAGCCGTTGAGGGGAGCTGCTTAAAGTTCTTTCACATCATTGTAAATGCTTATATGGTGTAACTCATAAGCCGTATGATGCAGACAAACGGACTGATTATAGGAGTCAATACCAGCAGGGATGCCGTGACGTATTGAGGGTCTATAATAATAATTGATTGAACATACTTTCGGTGCACCGATTTGTCCTTAGTGCATTAAGTAAACTTGGTTGGGCACAAGTACCGCCGAAAGGTCTAATATATCCCCTCCCGTAAGATTCGTGGTAACAACCGGTTTAAGCCGTTGAGGGGAACAAACTTATAATTAAAATGACATGAATGAACTAAAACAATTCAAGGATTTGGTTTTTAAACAACATGAAGTGACTAAAGTTGCATTTCTCTTACCTTCTCCCATCCGTGAGGAATATATGAACGCAAAGCGTGCTAAAATGCAGTTTGAGAACGGATATGGAATAAGTGTTTTAAAAGGTACTTTGTTTTACTCTAACGGTATTGATACTTATGAGGTTGCAGTTCTTGATAATAATGGAATTTGCTATAACACTTCAATAACAAATGATGTAATCGGCTATGTAGATGCGGATGAAGTATCTAACATTATGAAGCGAATACAAGAGCTTCCACCAGTGGTTCAGTAAACTTCCCCAAAAATAATATAATGAAAACAGCTAATTTTATCCTGTCTATATTTGCCACCCTATGTTCCTTAGGAATGATTTATGGTGCGATAGTTACGGAAAGTCCTATAAAATCCGTATCGGTGATTATATTTTCTATTATCTCGTTATTGTGTGTGAGATTGGTGGCAATGACATATAAGGAGTTAAAGGAATATGAATGATTTTTTCATCTAGTTTTTTTGTTATTTCCATAAAGTTAATGTTGTCTGTCCGTGCCGGTGTGTGAATATAGGTACGGAATTTCACCGTCCATGGCTGGTACTGTCTAAGGAAATAAGCATAAATAATTATCTGTTCTAATTTCTACTTTCATTTAACGGATAGTACGGCGGTTCGATTCCGCTGATGGTGGCAAAAAAACTCTGATTTTCTTTGGAATTTTGGGTTTAGTTAGTATCTTTGCGGTGCAAGTACGCCAAACCTGCATTAACATATTTATTTGGAATGGGCTTTTTTTATGTCCATTAGATACTTATACCACAAAGATATAAGGCTATTGTTCTCTCGTGGATACTCATTCCAATAATGTGTATCGGGTTTGGCGACTTGGAGAGGCAATAGCCTTCTTTTATTATATAACTCAAAATTTGTTCAAATGCCAAACCCAACAAATTTAGAGCAGAAGCGAAGTACAGTAACTTCTACATCTACGTTATCGGCTAACGTAAAAGCCATTTTCGTGTTGATAATGCTAGTACTCACTATCATTAACCCTATCTTGTTTCTATTACCGTTTATTGCTTGCTTCATTTCAGCGAAGAAAGGAGGTCAGTTATGAAACAGTACGACTTCACTTCACTGAATGATTTCTTCAACGAGTTCATGTCTCCGAAAGAACTTGCTGACCAGCTTGTACAGATTTTGTTTAACTATGCTTCATGTGTCAATGAAGAAACACTTGAATGCTTCAAGAATGATGCAGACACAATTAATCTTCTGTATCAAGAAATAACTAAAATAAAATCGAAAATTTGATAATATGAAAACTAATCAAATAATGGTACGTCCGATGGGAGATTATACTATAACTCAACGGACAAATGATGGGAAGTTCGACTGTACAAACTTGCTTGCACAGTGGAATAGTGCTAATAAAAATAACACCAAGAAGATCGGGGACTATCTTAGATTAAAAGAAACACGAGAGTTTGTTAGAGCTCTCATGGAAGAGCCCGAATTTAAAGACGGGAATTCCCACCTTTTGGAAAAAGCTGATTATAAAGACTTTCCAAAATCAATCGTTGTAGTGACAAGAGGGAAAAACGGAGGTACATGGATGACACCTCTCATGTTTTTAGATTTTGCGATGTGGTTAAATCCGGCTTTCAAGGTAAAGGTATTGAAATTCGTACAAGACGAGATGATAAAGTTTCGTAATGAAGCAGGAGATAATCATAAAGAAATGGCATCCGCTATACAAAAGATAGTTTCTAAAGATTTCATGCCAGTGGCAATGAAAAAAGTGAGTGAGGCATTAAACTGGATTGTATTCAATCAGCATGAGAAGATGATAAGGAATAAGTTTGGTGACGAAAACAAACAACGTGAACTTGCTCAATTCGAGAAAAAAGTAGCTGATTTAATTAACGAGGGATTTATTACCAATTTTGACAATCTTCTCAACTATCTGAGAAATCAGTATCAAAAACGTAATTTCCCAAATATATTTATTGCATCATAATATTTTAAAGTTATCATAAGTGATAGATTAAGTCGTTTAGGTTTTGCTCCTGTAGTCTGTGAAGATAGCAGGAGCTTTTTAATTGGAAACAAGTTAAGTTATCATGAATAAAGATATTATAAAAATGAAAGCCAAGGAGTATGCGGATGGTATACGAGGGCTTACCCATAAAAAGACAGCATCAGTGGATTTTGAGAAAGGTGCTCAATTTGTTTTGGAATCCATGAAATGGAGGAATGCAGAAAAAGATCCTCCACCATTGGACACAAGAGTGCTTGTGAAGAGTTCCGGGAAATTTGTGAATACCGGGATGTTGGTATTCGATAGTGAGCATAAGAAGAACATTTGGATATGTGGAAATACTAACCGGGCATGGGATATTAATTTTTGGAAACCATTGCCACAATAATTAGATAAACTTAAAATAAATGGTTATGAAGAAAGGTGATAAAGTACGTGAGATAGGTGATACGTTGACAGGTACAATAGTTTATATCGCTAACGGATATGCTGATGTCAAATATCCTAATATGAAAGGTGTATGCTCGTTGCCGATCCAATTTCTTGAAAAGGTATGAGAACTATAAGACAGATAAGCGATGAACTGGATAAACTATATTCAGAGCTTGATATAGTCCAGTCAATGAGTGAGGAATCGGTAAGGCTCATCTTCAACGCTGACTGTAAAGGTAAATATATATCCTTGCTTAATGAAGAAATCGATTCTCTTGAAAACGAGCTTGAAGAAGTGGAAAGATATCATGGCAGGAAGCGGAACTTTGTAAGGACTGCGGACCTGCCTTTTTTGTGTTGGTAAAAGCGAACATTTTAAAATTTAAATATTATGCCTATAGTTAAGAAAAATGATGTTTTGCCGGAGCGTCCTGTAATTATTGTATTATATGGAGTACCCGGAAGTGGGAAAACCTCAGTAGCTACAACAGCGGATAATCCTTTATTGATAGATTGCGACAGGGGGGCAGACCGCGCAGTACAACGTTGTGATACCATAATGGCTAAATGTTGGAAAGATATTGATTCAGAACGTGAATCTATGAAAGATTACAAAACAATAGTTGTCGATACAGCCAAATCAATGATAGACGATTATCTGAGTCAATATGCTATTGACAATAATTATAAATTGAAAACAAATACTTTAAAACGGTTCGGGCAGATGGGCGAGGACTTTAAAGAGTTCGTCAACTTTCTTCGCTCAAATGGTTCTGACATTGTTTTTATATGCCATGACAAGGAAACGGCAGACGGTGATGTGATAAAGCACTCTCCGGATTGTACAGGGCAATCAAAAGACCTGCTTGTTAGGATAGCTGACCAAGTTGGATATGTATTCATACAAAATGGGAAACGTTCTATTTCATTTGCACCGTTGGATAATTTTGTAGGCAAAAATGTAGCAGGACTTGGAACTGTGGTAATACCTGATTATGGAACAACCGAGTTTGATACATGTATGTCTGACATTATATCGAAAGTGAAGATATCGATTCAAGGAAAAGGAGAAGCGCAAGCAAAAGCTAACGAACAGCTTGCGGCAATACGTGAACAGCTTGCCGCCGCAATGACCGATGAAGATATTCTTGCCTTGATGGAGGCTACAAAGCTATTACCTAAAATTATGCGAGTACCCTTCTTTTCTGAGATGCAGAAGAGTCTTGCAACAAAAGGATTCACTTTCGATCAAGATAAAAAGTTATTCGTGAAAGTATGATACCGCTAATTCGCGTAACAATTTTAGAAGCATTCCGAAAGTACATAGAGCAAAGCGATTATGCCAACTATGAGATAACGGAGCAATCCGTTATTGACAGTATAACAGGCAAGTTCACGGGTAATGTGTATACAAAAATTGGACAGGCATTTCATAAAATAGTGGAAGAAGGTACACCGAAATGTGATAAAGTAGATGCAGGAGAACGTACCTTCCTCCATTATAATAAAGAACAAAAAGAACCTGTTCCTTGTGGTAGATCCTTTGACATTGAAGGTGATAAAGTGATTATGGATATTGCACAATGCAAAACCGCGCTTTCCTATCGTAACGAATACCCGAATGCTTTTCATGAGATAAGACTGTATAAGGATTTTGGAGATGCTATTATAACAGGATGTGCCGATATGGTGAATGGTGTGGAGATCAGGGACATTAAGACTAAATATTCTTATCCTGCCGATGCCGATTACATCAATTCTTGCCAATGGCGATTTTATCTCCAGCTATTCAATTTAGACGTGTTTCACTTTGACTTGTTCATCTTTGAAGGATACGACAAAGATAAGCATGGATATGATGTCAGAGGACTTCCACTGAAACGATATGAGCCTTCTATCACATGTTATCGTTATGATGGTATGGAGCAAGATAATATGAATCTGCTACACTCTTTTTTAGAGTGGGCAGAATACAGAGATTTAACCAGGTATTTATTAAAAGAAAAAATAGAAAATTAATTATGGCAATTTTAAGTGGTTCTATCTGTCTCTCTGATATACCTCGTGAGCAGATGAAGAAAATTAAGTGTAAAGACGGAGTTGAAAGAATCTATGTGAATGTGGCTGTTATCGAGCGCAAAGAGAAATCCCAGTTCGGACATACGCATTTCATCACTTGTTCTCCTAAAAAGGAAGAACGGGTAGAAGGAAGGAACTATATCTGCGGAGACCTCAAAGAGTTTGTACCTCAGAATACATCACCTAGCCCAGAGGATATAAATAATGCGCCAAGCGTGTCGGATGATGATCTAGATTTGCCCTTCTGATGAAATACGATGGTTCCAATCCTCTCCACGTCCAGCAGGCAAGAGCGAAGCTGGAGAAGTTGATAAAGGAACAGAAGGTATTTGAACTGACGGAAAAGAGACCGCAAAGGGGTATTCAAGCCAACAAATACCTTCATGTCTGCCTTGCTTATTTCGGTTGCCAGATTGGTGAAACGATGGAATATGTAAAGCGGAACTATTACAAGATTCTCTGCAACAAAGACACTTTCGTCCGTGAGAGAGAAGACAAGTTTCTTGGGAGAATAAAATACTTAAGAAGTTCGTCTGACCTTGATAGTACAGAGTTTAGCCTTACCATTGAAAGGTTTCGGAATTTCGCGAGTGCCCAATGTGGCATATATATCCCATCTCCAGACGAAGAACGTTTGATTCAGTTAATGGAGATAGAGGTCGAACAAAACAAATTTTATATCTGAAACAATGATTATACGAATTAGTGCCTTTATCATTATGGTAATATCTTTCTTGATATTGTTTTATAAGAAGGACAGTGATAATTATACGGCTATCCTGTTACAAATAATAGTATGGCTGATGTTGATATATGCTGAACTTTGCGATATAGAATCGCTCCTTTAGGTTATTATCATGAAACTTACTTTGACAAAACAAGAAGTGCTTCTCATCCAGTTACTTCTTCATATTTATAAAAACGAGTTGCCCGATGACGGAACAGAGAAGCATGGACGTTTTGTCGGGAAGTTGTACAAGAAAATCAAAAGACAAGTTATTAATCAATTAAAGTAATAAAATTATGGAATCGAATATTTCGCGGGATCATATTGCGCTTGAAGCGATGAAGTGCATAATGATGACAGCAAAACGCAGGAGAACTTTATGGAACAGAGTTATAACATTGTTTTTCCCATCCGAAGAAGAAAGTGTTATAAACTACAATCATGAAGGACAGGCTAAAACAGCTTACCAAATAGCTGATGCAATGATTAAGGAACGTAACAAGACAAAGGAGGAATGATTATGATGCACACATGGTTTGAGGTAAAGATTAGATACGAGAAAGTAATGGAAAACGGGATGAATAAAAAAGTCACAGAATCTTATTTATTTGATTCTTTATCTTTTACAGAAAGCGAAGGAAGATGTATTGAGGAAATGACACCGTTTATCAGCGGTGAGTTTACTGTTTCTGACATAAAACGTGCCAACTATTCTGAGATATTTTTCTCAGATGAAGAATCGGCTGACAGGTATTTTAAATGCAAGTTATACTTTATCACATTGGATGAAAAAACTGGTGCGGAAAAGAAAACATCCACAAACATTCTTGTTCAAGCAGCCGACTTGAGAGATGCAGTCAAAAAACTCGATGAAGGAATGAAAGGCACAATGGCAGACTACGTGATTGCTTCGGTAGCGGAAACTGCTATTATGGATGTTTATCCTTATGAAGCAAATCCAGATGTTAAACCAGAGTTCCCTAATGCTTAAAAATTGACTGATATGGAAGAGTTTATTTCAGATTGGTTCATTCCGATGGACTTTGGTAATGATATGCCGGATGAAGAGCCGGACGGTGAGTACAATTCCAATTTTGAATGATTATGGAAAAGAAATTTGAGCTAACAGATAAGTTTATAATCAATGTTTTTGGAATAAAGTTATTCCAAATCAAGTGTACAAAATCTTTCAAATATGCCCAAAAAGGTGATTTGGGAGGATATGTTGAGAAAGAAGGGAACTTAGACCAAGAAAATGACGCTTGGGTGTCCGGCGATGCTTGGGTGTCCGGCAATGCTCGGGTGTCCGGCGATGCTCAGGTGTCCGGCAATGCTCGGGTGTCCGGCGATGCTCAGGTGTACGGCAATGCTCGGGTGTACGGCAATGCTCAGGTGTACGGCAATGCTCGGGTGTCCGGCGATGCTCAGGTGTACGGCAATGCTCAGGTGTACGGCAATGCTTGGGTGTCCGGCAATGCTCAGGTGTCCGGCGATGCTAATATAAAAAACAACAACGAGCATTGCGGATTTGACGGTTTCGGCTCATGCAATCGCCACACTCACGCATATTTGACAAAAGAAAAGAAAGTGGAAATAACCTGTGGATGTTTTCGTGGTAGCATTGAAGAATTTGAAAAGAAGGTGGAGGAAACACATTCGGGAACAATCTACGAGAAACAGTATAAAGCCATCATCAATGTTATTAAAATTAAATTTGGGTTGACTGATTGATATAGTCGGGCATTTGTTTACATGCCTGCTCGGTCTGTGAAGATAGGGTGGGCAAACATGGGATAAAATGGTCATATGGTGCTAAGACTAATGAATGGAAATTTCAAGTGTACATAGAAATGGAAGTCATCAAGACCGTAGCTGAGAGTAATACATTTGTTGAGTAGTTTAAAGATCGTAGGATAGCCAATCTACGGACGAAAGCGAGAAATCAGACGATACTTGTGTAGGTTCGACTCCTGCTTATCCCTCATAAATGTGAGCCACACATAAATGGCAATGGTTAGTAAATAATGGTTGTGCCCCGGAGAATACGCTTCGGGGCTTTTAATTAGGAAAATTATGAAGACATACGCAGATACTTTTAAAGATAAAATAATAGGTCTGTCAAAAGAAGAATTGCAAAATCTAAGAGATTCTATATTTGATAAAATAGAGGTTTATAGAGAAAGACTTGCTATAGTAAGCAACGATAAAAAAGTTCATGATTTAACCGTCTCTATTCGTCGGAAGAAGATAGAAATAAGAGAGATAAATAAATTGTTGAAACAATGCCATACTACATAAAGAAATAAAACTATGACATACGAAGAGATGAAATCCAAGGCTTGTGTGGCAAGCAGCCGTAGTAAGCCCAAAAATGAAGAGCATAAAATACAATGTTCTTGTGTTAAATATTTCCGTTTAAAATATCCCCATCTCAGGAATATGTTGTTTGCTGTTCCTAATGCGGCAAGACGTTCTGCAAGGAATGGTGCTTATATGAAAGATGAAGGTATGCTTCCCGGAGTTGCAGATTTGATACTTCTAAAGAGCAACCGCTTCTATGGAGCTTTGTGTGTGGAAATGAAAAAGCCTGGAGAATACCAAAGGCCGGTACAAAAAGAATGGCAAAAGGAATGTGAGGCGAATGGTAACAAGTACGTTGTTGTCCGATCATTGGACGAGTTTATTAAAGTGGTGGATAATTATTTGAAAGATATTTGAATTTTATTTTGGTATTTTAGAAAAAGGGCGTATATTTGCAGCGACCTACATAATGAATGGCGAGTGACGCTCGCTTTTTAGTGAGCATTTTTTATGCTTGCAAGTTCGCTGCAATATATAGCGGCTGTTACCCCCGAGTGGAGAAGTTAATGCTCTCCCTGCCATTCATTGGTGTAGGTCATCGGGAAAGGACAGCCGCTTTTCTGTCTATAATGCCAAAATAAAGGACCTACAATCATGGCAACAAACTTAATTCAAACAATGGGTATTAGCTCAATTAATACCCTTTCAAATGAAAGCGGTGAACTCATACCGCTACAAGAAAACAACGGTAAGAAAGCAGTAAGCGCAAGACTTCTTTATTCGTTCCTTGAAAGCAAGCAACAGTTTGCCGATTGGATTAAAAACCGAATAGAGCAGTGCGATTTAATTGAGAACCAAGATTTTGAGGTTTTTCAGAATTTTATGAAAAACCCTAATGGAGGTAGACCATTGACTGAATATGCTCTAACCATTGATTCAGCTAAAGAAATATCAATGATGGAGGGAAACGAAAAAGGGAAGCAGGCTCGGCGATATTTTATTGCTTGTGAACAGAAACTAAAGGAACTTTCTTCTCCTTCCTACATGATTTCCGACCCGATAAAGCGAGCCGAAAAGTGGATAGAGGAAGAAAAGGAACGGCAACAGCTTGCTTTGGATAACAAGATAATGAAGCCGAAAGCCGACTACTTCGATGCGCTGGTTGACCGCAATATGCTTACTAACCTGCGTGATACAGCAAAGCAAATCCATCTCACACAGAACAAATTCATTGCCTTATTATTGGAACACAAGTTTGTGTACCGTGACGCAAAGAACAAACTCAAACCGTATGCGGAATATATCCCGTTGTACTTTGAGATGAAAGACTTTGAGAAAAACGGTCATGCCGGTACACAGCTTTTAGTGAATCCGAAAGGCAAGGAAACATTTCGTTTGATGTGGGGAGGGTTGCCTTATGAAAACTAAATTATCCTCTCTGTTTTTAATGCTAGTACTCACTATCATTAACCCTATCTTGTTTATAATTCCCTTTTTATTGTGCTTTATCTCAGTGAAGAAAGGAGGTCTTCTATGAAACAGTACGACTTCACTTCATTCAATGAGATGCTAAACAATTTTATTACCCCTGAGGAATTAGCAAAGAATATCGTGCAATTACTCTTTAACTACGCTTCCATTGTTGACGAAGAATCATTTGGGCAGTTTAAAGATGATGTAGGCACGCTGTACATCATACACGAGGAAATAACCAAAATAAGATAAAAATATAATTAACCAAGTGTTGGTAGCCTTATACAAGGCTGCCACACCTCTTATATCATAAATCATGAAAACAATAGGAGAAATAATGAATGAAATAGAACATATACCTAAATGCCCTAAAAGTGGGGAAGTCAATTTGCTTTATTTAATTGGAATAATGAAAAGTGGTCATGGGAAGAAATAGAAAATTAGGACTTGATTATTTCCCTATGGACGTGGATTTCTTTCAGGATATACGCATTAGAAAACTAATCAAGTATCAAGGCGGTAAAGCTGTAACTGTATATGCTCTCCTGCTATGTATTATCTACAAACAAGGGTACTACGTGAGGTGGGATGATGAGTTGCCCTTTATTATCTCGGAACAAACCGGGTTTGAAGAGGCGTATATACAGGAAGTCTTTAAATGCTGCCTGATAGTCGGGTTGTTTTCTAAAAAACTGTATGATTCTGACAAAGTAATTACATCGAAGGGGATTCAGGAACGTTATAAGAGTATTTGTGACCAGTTGAGACGTGTATGTCAATTTGATGAATTTGGACTTATTTCCTCCGAAGAAATAGGCATTTCCTCCGAAGAAATAGGCATTTCCTCCGAAGAAATAGGCATTTCCTCCGAGAAAAAGCCTATAAACTCCGCGAAAAGTACACAAAAGAAAAGAAAAGGAAATAATAAAGAAAACTCTATAAATAGAGTAAAAGAAAAAATGGGTTCTGATTTTGGAAGTTGTGATATACCCCTCAGTGAATTGCAACATGAGCTGTCAGCAGATAGCGGATGGGAAGAAGCAATAAGGCTTCATTTGTACCGTAACGGGATAAAGGTTTTCGACCATGATATGTTTCTTCTATGGCTTGACAAGTTCGTGATAAGCCTAAAAGCCGGAGGAACTATCTCGAAAGACAGGAAAGGCTTTATGGAGCATTTCAGAAACTGGATATTGACTGAGATAAAAAGAGGGGCTACAAATTTGTTTCAGGATACGAATGATGCTTTGCTGAAATCTTCCGAATGCAACAAGACATATCACAAATTCCTGTCGTATATCAAGAAACAAGCACCGTATTGTTTTTCCAATATGCGATTGCCTACGGAAGAAGAGTTTTTGCTTTTACGAGACAAATATGGGAACGATATGTTTAAAAACGCATTATGCACAATTGAAGGCAGAGTAGACATCCGTTCCAAATGGGATGTTTTGTATAACGCTGTTTTAAAACAATTTGAGTTTATGAAAGATGAAAAATGAAATAATACCGAGTGGAATGCGTATATTACCAAGAGATGAAGAATGTGAGAAACGTGTTCTTGGGACCATTCTAAGCGAGAGAGATACCATTTACGAAGTGAGGGATATCCTTACTGAAAATTGTTTCTATAACGATTTTCACAAACAGATATACAGGACTGTATTGGAGATAACAGATTCCGGAGGAAGGGCCGATGCTGTCAGTGTGAAATCAAAACTGGAGTTCTCCTATCCGGACTTTAGTTTATATGAGCTGGTAAAGATTTCAGGAATGTACACATTCGATCTGTATCAATATGCGTGCAGACTTCATGATCTGATGATACGAAGACGTTTTTTTGATATTGGGAGTTATCTTGACAGTAACGCTTTTAATGAGAAGGAAGATATTGCCGATGTCGTGCAAAAAGTGTCAGACCAGCTTGCTAATCTGTTCTCATCCAATTGTAATTCTATCAGCACAGTCAAGGAAAGCATAGAATCCGTGTATGAAACGATAAACCGCAACATGTCGGAAAAAACAGAATTGACAGGTACACCGACCGGATTTGACAAGATAGACGGGAAAACAGGCGGGCTTCAAAAATCAGACCTGATAATAATTGCGGGTGAAACAAGCCAAGGAAAAACTAGCCTTGCTGTAAGCATGATGAAAAACGCTGCAATAGCAGGTGCTAAGATAGCCATGTATTCAATGGAGATGAAGAAGGAACAGATTACGTCTAGAATCATTTCAATGATAAGTGGTATTCCTTCAAATGTTATACTTTACTCACCGCTTTCCGGTATGCAGTTGGAAAATGTAGACCGAGCTGTGGATACTGTATCAAAAATGCAAATCTATTTCGATGACAGGAGCACGTCCAATATCGACACGATAATATCCTCAATCCGTCAAATGAAATTAAAAAATGGGATAGACGGGGCTGTGGTTGATTATTTACAGATTTTGAATGTTAACATGAAGGGAAGCAACAAAGAACAGCAGATGGGAGAGGTTGCAAGAAGGCTGAAGAATCTGGCAAAGGATTTGGATATATGGATTATTGCATTGTCACAGATGAATAGGGATAATCTTAACCCTGTACCTACATTGGCAAGGTTAAGGGATAGTGGACAGATAGCGGAAGCAGCAGATATAGTCATGCTGATTTATCGCCCCGAGGTAAAAGGGAAACGTTATCCTGATGAGTTTTCAGACGTGGACACAAAAGGAACTGCCATGATTGATATAGCTAAAGGCAGGAATATAGGGCTATTGAAGTTTATCTGTGGTTTCAATGCCGCATCTACTCACTTTTACGACTTGAACATTATTCCCATATCAAGTAATAGCACTGAAGAGGATAACAATCCATTTTAAATATGGCAAAGAAAGTCAAACCGGAAATTGTATATGTCAAATGCCGGAACTGCAAGAATGCTTCGGACTTCGGGGACAATTCTGCGTATTGCAGGGCCAAAGGGCATAGAGTGTGCGCCTGTGACAGATACGGGCAAATTTGTAACAGTTTTCAAAAGAAAGAATCATAACGAAAAAAGGAGAAATTTATGAATACCGAGATGCAGACAAAGATACGTGAATGGGAAGCGGAACGCGACAGGAACCTACGCATCCACTGTCCTCTTGTAGCCGCCAAATTCCAAAGATGGATTGACAGGGCGAAGAAAGAAAACGATAGACAGCATTTCCAGCCCCGTGACAAGATTTTCAACAAGAAAGCCTGTAGTTGATACTTTCATGCAGGAAAATTCATTATACGGCTTTAAAATAGGTTGTATCAAATAAAATAATTGATAAAAAATACACGATCATGCAAGGAACAGACAAACTGAATACGATAACCAACATCGTATTTGTCCTCACGGACGTTTTAGAAACCAACCTTCTTGAAATGCAGCAGAAATACAAGAAGGAAGGCTTTGAACTCAGACACGATTCAAAAAGAAACTTCAACACAGCCATAGCCGCGATAAAGAGATTGAAAAGTGATGTGAATCATTGCAGTGAATCCACTCAGGAAAACTTCGGCAATGATTCTGACATGGTGAATGCTATGTTACTCACACTGATTGACAGATGCGGTGATGATGACAACCTCGCTTATAAGATGTACGAATACATTAAATCTTTCCCGTCCAAACTGAATTTGGACCTGGATTTGGATAATGCGTTCAGTCATTTGTTTAGAAAATCATGAAAACTGCTGACGGTTATCCTGTGGTATGTTACGGCGCAAAAGGGAAATACAGTATACATCGCATCTGCCGCCGTTGTGCCATATATCGTAAATACGATTCGATTCCCGAAAAGCCATGCTACAGGCTTCATGGAATACATCTGTTGGGCAGAAGAAAATGCCCGATCTTTGAATAAAAAATAATCAAAATATCAAAATAACAACAAATAAACAATATCATGGAACAGAAATTAAAGACTTATAAAGCGTTTGACAAAGATTTATCTTGTAGAGGGTTTAAGTATGAAGTAGGTAAGGAGTATGAAGAAACAGGCGACATAAAGGCATGTGAGAAAGGTTTTCATGCATGTCCTTACCCTCTGGATGTTTTTGGTTACTATGCGCTAGCCGGGTCAAGGTTTTGTGAGGTTGAACAGAGCGGTAAAATAGACGGTTCAGAAAGTGACAAGGTTTGTTCTTCAAAAATTAGAATAGGCGCTGAGCTTGATATAAGGGGGCTTGTGAAAGCAGCTGTATCTTTTGTCAAGGAACGGTGTACTAACGAGTGTAATGCGGAACCGGGAAAACCTGCTACGGCTGGTGATTATGGTGCTGCCACGGCTGGTTATAGAGGTGCTGCCACGGCTGGTGATAGAGGTGCTGCCACGGCAAGAGGAAAGGCTTCAACCGGATCAAATGGTTTGTCAGTGGCAAGAGGTAACAATGTTCAGGTAAAAGGCGGAATAGGTGCAATTTTGGTCATAGCTGAGGAAAAGGAAGATACGTATGATATTGTCGATTGGAAGGCTGTATTAGTCGATGGTGAAGTTGTCAAGGCTGATACATGGTATAGACTGGAAAACGGTGAGTTAGTGGAAGTTGATTAACAGTTAACTGATAATACAATTAGAATTTAATTGCCAATAATTACCATTTACCAGACATCAGGGAAATGGTTAAAAACCGAATAAATATGAACCAAATGAATCTAGAATTAAGTAAGATGCAGCTTATTCATTTAGGCAATATCTGCAAAAAAGGATGGAGTGGATATAGTGAGCCTTCCGACGATTTAGAAGAAATGGTAAAAAACGGTTTGTTGACGAAATCGGCTGGACCATTTGGTGATGTTGTTTATCGTCCAACTGATGCTGGGCGTAGTTATATTAATGACTTCAATAAGATATAGAAATGAGTGAAACAAAAATAATATTAGATGCCTGCTGTGGCAGTAGAATGTTTTGGTTTGACAAACATAATCCTCTTGCCTTATTCGTTGATAAGAGATCGGAGATAGTAACAGCCAAGGATAGAGATAAAATCAGGACCATAGAGATAAAACCGGATATAATAGCCGATTTCACCCACTTGCCGTTTGAGGACAATTCTTTCTACATGGTGGTATTTGACCCACCTCATTTGAAAACACTTGGCAAAACATCATGGATGGCAAAGAAATATGGTAGGCTTCCGGATAATTGGCAAGAAATGATAAAAAGCGGTTTTGATGAATGTATGCGTGTCCTAAAGCCCAACGGGACATTGGTATTCAAATGGAGTGAGAGTGAAATAAAAGTCAATGAAGTTTTATCCATTATACCTTATAAGCCTTTGTTTGGGCATACCACTGGCCGACAAAGTAAAACGATATGGATGTGCTTTATGAAATTGCCAATTAACTAATAACTGATTAGAAAGGAATCAAATGATAATAGCATGGTTTTCTTGCGGTGTAACATCCGCAGTAGCTTGTAAGATAGCATTGAACTTGTATAACGATGTACAACTCTATTATATCGAAACAGGTTCCGGGCATCCAGATAATGTCCGATTTATCTCAGATTGCGAGAGATGGTACGGGCGGCCAATTCATACCATTCGCAGCGATAAGTATCTTAACGTAGAGGATGTGTTGGCTAAGAAAAGATTTATTAATGGTCCTACTGGTGCAGCTTGCACATTCGAATTAAAGAAACAAGTCCGTTACAAGCTGGAAAAAGAGTTGGGAAATTGGGACGGTCAAGTCTGGGGATTCGACTTTGACCCGAAAGAAATAAACCGTGCTGTCCGCTTTAAACAGCAATATCCTGATACAAAGCCGTTGTTCCCACTTATCGAGCGACAGATAACCAAGCAAGATGCAATGGGAATGCTTTGGAAAGCTGGCATTGAAATCCCTGCCATGTACAAGATGGGTTACAATAACAATAATTGTATCGGTTGTGTCAAAGGTGGAATGGGCTACTGGAATAAGATACGGAAGGATTTCCCGAATGTGTTTGATCGGATGGCTAAAATTGAACGAGAAGTAGGAGCAACGTGTCTGAAAGACCAATCTGGAAAAATATTTCTTGATGAGCTTTCTCCTAACCGTGGAGAAATGCCGGAAGAGATGATACCGGATTGCTCTCTTATATGCCAAATAGAATTTCAAGAATTACTTGACCGGCAGGTAGAACGAGTTTTAAAAGGAGAAATCAGTATTAATGATGTAACCTAATTAGCTTCAAACAAATTAGAAATGAATACAACTTTTGAAAAATCGGCTAATAGTACCGATGAATGGTACACACCGAAAGAAATTATAGACGCATTGGGTGAATTTGATTTAGACCCATGTGCCCCAGTAGCCCCCCCCTATAAAACGGCAAATGTCATGTACAACAAAAATGACGATGGATTAAAACAGGAATGGAAAGGTCGCGTTTGGTTGAACCCACCTTATTCCCGTCCTCTTATAGAATGTTTCGTTAAACGGATGGCAGAACATGGAAACGGCATTGCTTTACTTTTCAATCGTTGCGATTCAAAGATGTTTCAGGATGTGATATTCGAGAAGGCAACGGCAATGAAATTCTTGCGTAACCGAATCAGATTCTTCCGTCCAGACGGAACTCGTGGAGATTCTCCCGGCTGTGGTAGTATTCTCATCGCTTTTGGTGAGGATAATGCGGAGGTAATAAAAACTTGTGATATTGCAGGTAAGTACGTTAGAATAAATTAGAGCAAAACTGAACAAAAATGAGTAAAACAACAATTTATTATCTATTCCTAGTAGCAATGTATATGCTGCTAGGATAGGTGGAAAGGAGAGATATGAAACAGACAGTAGAAGAAGCAGCATACGATTATGCTACTAATAAAACGAAGTTCAGAAAAGACGTTCTGAAAGAAGTTGACGCGGATACCTACGTTTCACGTCATGCTGATAGTATGGAAGATTTTCAATGTGGTGCAGAGTGGCAGTCCAAGCAATCTCCGTGGATAAGTGTTAAGGAGCGGTTGCCGGAGGAAAACAAAGAATATTTAGTCGTTCTTGACAATAGAGTGATATACGTAGCTCAATATAATAAGAATAATAAATCTTGGCTCATATATGGAACTGGATATACTTATAATGTTGTCGCTTATATGCCCATCCCGTCTTTCGATGAAATATTAGAAGCGAACAGGGATGTACTGGAACGGATTAAAGAGAAAGGAGATTAGCTATGGGTTACAGATGTCCCGGATGTGGAAAGGATTTCGGCTTTGATAAAGAGGCATTCAATAATCACTTGAATTTTGAATGTGGTGAAGGTGCAGCGTATGCTTATGTTTCTTTATCTCGCATAGAAGCAAGGTGCGGAAATGTTGAGCAATCAGATAAGTGCACGAAATCAAAAATCCGTAAACCAAAGTCTTATTCCTGCATAAGTCCAAAACACCATTGGGTAAAACAAAACGCTGTGAGTGATAAAGAAGGCTATGACATTGTAGTTTGTTCTTTATGTGGAATTAAGGCTAAAAGGATTTTAGACAACTTCAAATTTGACATGAGGCAATCAATGAGAAAAATAGAAAATTGCAATGAATGAAAGAAAAGGAGATTGAGATATGAAATTAAGACAAGCAAAAAAGATAATGAAGAATATCCGTAGAAATGCACGCATGGAGTATTTATACGGATTAGGACGCTCGATGAAGGCAAATGCTATTTGCGTTAGACACTATGGCAGAGTGGACAAATTTACAAAGCTAATCAATCAAATAGGAGATAAAGACCCTCTATTAGCAATTAAATTAATTAGACAATATGGAAATAAATAGCGGAATAATAATAGATGGTGTGTTGCATGAAATGAGCAAAACGTTCAATGAAAATTTCGTTTGCAGTGAATGTTCATTATGTAAAGAATGCAAAGAGTGTAAGATGGAGCATGAATCATACCTGTGTAATGTGATGGGATGTTTCTGTTTTGTCAGTCGTGGCAAAGTAACGGATATTAAAACAGAGGAGGAAAAGAAATGAAACAGGCATTATCAATCGAGCAGATGAAGCACTTGAAGGAGCTTGGGCTGGATACAAGCGATGCAAGCATGGTATTAATAGCTACGGATGATGATGGTTGCGAATTGTTATGGGAAGATGCTGAAAAAGCAATTAAGCACCATTGGTACAATGTCCATTTTAATCTATATTACGTTGACACTAGTAGTTACGATCATTCCTTAAAAGAAGAGTGTGGAGTTTTTACCTTGCAAGATATTCTCGGCAAGTTACCGCGACACATAAATGACTTTGGTACAAAAAATAAGCTGCACATTGAACCTACTTTTGCTGGACCTTGGTATATAAGTTATCAAATAGGCATATGTGAACCATTTGTTTTTAAATTGTCAGGAAATCTATTGGATGCAGCCTATGATATGCTGTGCTGGTGTATTGAAAAAGGATATGTTAAAGTTGTAATGGAGGAAAAGTAAATGGATATAGTACCTATTGTAACAAAAGATGATCTTTCTAAAGAACAGATAGAGTATCTACAAAAACAACAAACAGAATATAAATTGATTAAAAAAGTTAAGAGGAATCCAGGGCATATATTATTCTCTTTTAACGTTAAGACAGGGGAGATAAAGAGAGCTTCTATTATACATAATGTTTCTATAGGACTGAATGGGCTTCCTATAACTAGGGCTGAAACGGTCATAGAACCTAATTGCTATTATGAACAAGCCTTGAATGAAAAGAATTTTAGAAAGAAATTGAAGAAATCAGGATTATTAAAAAACGAATAATTATGGGATTTACAACACCGTGTTTTATAAGAAAGAGTACATATAAACTTATGTACAGATTAAACGAGTTAGGATATAGATTATTCGGATGTGAACTTAACGAGGACTTGTGTATTTTCACCGAACCTGAATATAGGCTATATAGTGTTGAGTTTTTCAGTAATATTCCACATCCCGACGAAACCGATAGCATTGATTGCGGAACTAATGAGGATCTTTTCCTGGCTTTAGCTGCATTGAGGGATGATACAGATAAGTTTCAGTGGTTTATTTCACCCGAAGGAATTTGGGCTTATAATAAAAACAATGACAGTATATCAGTATCTCCTAAATGGCGCAAGGCCACCGTATACGAACTGATTGAACATTTTAAAACAAAGGAGGAATGATGAAAGCAAAGTATTTTAAAAAGATAAGAAGCCAAGTTAAGTGGTATAAGGTATCATACAGAGATGATTTGTTTTCTGATTTTATAGATGAAAAAGAGGTATTGGCTAAATCTCCTGAAAATGCTTGTATCAGATACCATAAACGTACTGGATGTTTTGTTAACAAATATAATCCTAACCATATCACACAACATAGCGAATGTTTTTCAAGGTTCAAAGTATGTATAGGTAAGAAAGTAATGTATTTCGATTAAATATGAGAGCAAGAATAAAAAGAAAAATACAAAAAAGACCATTTTTATATAATGTAGGACAAGTTTTTAAGGCTTGTGATTGGCTTACTGAAATTCAGCGTGGAAATATAGTTTGGCATCGGTATCATTCATTCGGTACTATTATTAAATCAGAATGTTAAATATGAAAGCAAGAGTAAAATCAACTGGAGAAATTGTAGAGATTAAGGATTTATATGATGATGGTACTGCATTGGTGGGAAACATGTATCTCAAGCTGGCAGAACTTAATTTCTTTAGTGAAAACATTGATTGGGAACAACGTAGGTACGAATTGGCAAAAGACATTATTAAAGTTGTTATAGCAAACGAGAATGGTATTAATTCTGAGGCAGTAGCTAAATATTCGCTTAATTGCGCTGATGCCCTAATTAAAAGACTAAAGGAGGAGAATCATGGATAGTGTACAGACACAAACCTTTTCCATTAGAGGGGATGGAGGTGGCGAGGCATATATTGACTTTTGCAACGGCCAATTATGTGTTTCAGTTGTCATAGAAGATAAACAGGCAGATTTTCACTTTGATCCTGTTACGTTAAAGATGTTTGCCCATGCTTATAAATTGCATTGTGAAGAGTGTAAAGAGTGTAAATGAGAATAACCATGACCGAAGAATTTGTAACATTAGAAACAGCGAAACTGCTGAAAGAAAAAGGTTTCAAGGAAGATGTATTCACTTTTTATGAAGCGGATAGCGTAAAAGGAGATATGGAACTATTTGAAAGTTACGATGCCGAAAACTTTAATCTAAGATTTGATTGTTTTTCTGCACCGACCCAATCTATCGCCCAAAAGTGGTTACGTGAAACCCAAAACATTCATATATGTGTATATAATTGTGCTTGTGGCTATGGATATGAATTATCTAAAGCTGATAATGGAACTCATATAACTAGTTCTGTTTATGAAGGAACAAATGACGGAGGGGAATGGGATACTTACGAAGAAGTACTTGAAACCGGATTACAGGAAGCATTAAAACTGATATGATTATGGATAATATTAATTTGAACGCCCTTCGTGATAGGGCTTATAAGACCGCCTGCGAACACGGTTTCCACGATGAGGAACTGAGTAACGAGCACTGCCTCTGTCTTATTATTAGCGAGCTTATGGAAGCTGTACAAGCGGACAGGAAAGGGAAACATGCCGACAGAGAATCTTTTAAATCTTCTTATGAGGATGAAGAACCGCACGATGATGTCAATTTCAAGTATTGTTTTGAAAAATATATCAAAGATTCATACGAAGATGAATTAAGTGACACGGTGATTCGTTGCCTTGATCTTGTCGGACTGAAACAAATTTATCTTCCTACATTGGATAGTATAGATGCACCGGGATGGGATGAAGAGGATTTCAAGGAGCCTATTCCCGAATTTGCCTATTTCTTATGTCAAGAGTTGTTAGATGAATGTTCTCCGTTGGACATAAGGATATACAACGTTATAGAGCAAATATTTGTCTATTGTCGCTTCAACTGTATAGATATTGAGTGGTTCATTGAGCAGAAGATGAGATATAATGAACTAAGACCTATGTTGAACGGAAAAAGATATTGATTATGCCGTTGTTAAAAAGCCCAAAGCTTGCAGGACAATGGGCTTAATTCTTTCTCAAGGAAATGAATAAGATTTTGCGAATGACAGTTCGCTGGATTGGAGGTGTTAGTTTCCAAATCAAATGCGATGCAAATATAGTTTGTATTGTAATAACAATGAAAACAATTAACTATTTTAATAACAATGTTAATAATTAGAACAATTATGAAACGTGAAATAAAATTCAGAGGAAAGAGAGTTAAAACAGAAGACCCATTAGAAAGATGGATAGAGGGTTCTTATGTTGAATACACGAATATTAGAGATGAGAAGATTATTAAAATCATGTCTCAATCCGGATACATGAATGATATCAATCCTGAAACAGTTTGTCAGTTCAGCGAAATAACCGATAAGAACGGTAATAGTATCTTTGAACATGATCTAATACTGATCCATGACAGCGAAAGTTCCTACCAATTTACAGTTGAAGTACTATTTCATAAAGGTATGTTCTGCTACAGGAACAAAGCATGTGGCTTTACCCCATTGTGGTATGTCAGCGATAGATGCGAAGTGATTGGTAATGTGTTTGATAACCCGGAATTATTGAAAGGAAGTAAGTAATGAAGAATAAAATAATATCCGGCGTTATAGCTGCACTGTCTTTACCCGTATATTTTTCTCTACTTTGGGCTATTGATCAGTTCCTGTTAGTTAGAGTTGTCTTAGTATTTGTAATGATAGCATGTATGATTGTATTGGTGTACAAGCTATCCAAACTTATTCTTGACGAACATTTTAAAAAGCATAATAAGCGATGAAAACAATATTATTTACAATTATATTCATAATAGCTATTTTATGGGTTGGAGATCTCACAATTACATTTAAACCGTTTTCCATCTCGATGCCTGGTTGGTATAAGGTGGTAGGTATCCTTCTCTTTTGGCTGGCAATGGTAGTATATGCTACTGGAGAACATGCGAGAGGCTATAAGCAGGGTTTCGATGATGGAGTAAAGAAATGTATTGAAATACTTGAAAAGAAATGAACAAGAAACGTGAACTACCGCTAATTATTTAGTTTTGAGGTAGTTCACTACTAAATGATTTGTGGATAATTGACAATCAATCTTCTGTTTTCAGAAAAACATTCTTTAACTCATCTTTCCTTAAAAAGCCGTATTTTATAGCACGGTCAATACGTTTTCGAGCATTCCCGTCTTTAGCCTTTATAGCATTCTTAGAATTATCCTTAGATATAATTAGTTTGACCAGCTCATTCAGAGGAATAGGGGATGTCGTATCTCTATCCCAAATAGAAGTGAAAAAATCTTTTGCAGGTTTTCCCATAAGTAATTTTTTTTCCGTTTCATCACCAACCTTTTCAAAATGAAGGTAAGGTTCCGAAATAATATTGAAATAGGGAAGGAGCGACTTCTCATCCGGTTCACTCACCATGCGAGTTTTTAGTAGTTTTAGATAACGTCCACCATTCCTTGTACGTCCTATGGCAAATACTCCGTCTGCAAAGTTAGACAATATCTTACTTCCTGCCATATTGGTTTTAGACAAGGGCTTCCATTCCTCAATCTTAGGCGTATGCGCTATTACCATGATACTGATTTTTAGCTCACGCTTCAATCTAGTGAGACCGTCCATAATAACTCCGGCATATTCTGCTTCCGCTGTCTGGGTGGATAGATATGAAAGATTGTCTAGTATCATAATCTTTGCTTTCGTGTCAAGCAATTTATCCTTTATCCCTTCAATTACGTTCATGTTAAAATCTTCGCTGTCCACTTCTTCCGATATGGTGCATCGGATGAGCGACTTCGGGAAATCAGCGTTCTTATAACGTCTTGCAAGTTGTCTGTCAGAAAGTTCAAAATCAAAGTACAATACTTTTTGAGGACTTATCTCAACATCCGCACATTCGCTTTCCCCTTTGGCTATCTCGTAGGCTATCTGCGTGGCAAGAATGGACTTACCTATTCCGCTATCGGCAAATAGGAAAACAAGTTCGTTCTCCCACCAAAAATCGCCCCACAACCTATGGATAGGTGGTTTTTTCTTGCCGCCCTCAATGACTGACTGCATATCGGAAGAGATGAACAATGGTATTTGTTCAACCATATCGCCATCATCAGGGATATCGCTATCTATTTGCTCAAACCGTTCTATGTCGGCTTGTATTTGCTCTTCTTCTATATAATTCATTGTTTTTTAAGCTCCGTTTTAGCGAATACTAAATTTTGTACTTCTTCTTCCCATATATCACCTTCGTTTCCTTCAAAGTCAAGGTAAACGGTATCATTCGGGCTTGCCCCATTGATGCTTGAAAATATTCCGACTATCTGCATGGGGATGGAAAGCCTTTCTCCCTGTGGGGAGTGGAATTTGATATGAACATAGTCGCCTATTTTTAAGTCTGTTGTTTCCATTTTTTTTACACGTGGCAGATAGGCATGTTATTTAGCCCATTCGGACTTAGTTATACAATTCATTGACTTAAACCTACCAGTCACCTCATTGTGACCGTATGAGTATACGTAGCAGATACCTTCTCCGGTGATATTTACAGTAGATTCAGCACCCACATACAGCTTGCAAACGCTCCCTTTCGGAACATAGAACTCAACCTTTGAAGCAAGCACCGTAGTAAGCGTGCAATCCTGCTCTATTTGCCCATTAAAGTCCACGTAGAGGCAAGAAGTATATCCGTCCTTGCTCCGCTTCCATTTACCATTAATATAGTCAGAAAACGTCCGTTTCATGTACTGAATATCCATACCGAACCCAAAGCTATGAGCATCTGTCAACAGCTCTACACCGTTTGAATCCAAAGCTATATCCATTAACGCTTCCTTACTTGTCGCTGCGTCCCATTTATTCTTATACCCAGTGCAAAGACCGAGCATCATGGCATTACGTTTAAAAGAAAGCAAATCATTCATACAATAGGAAATTTTTTTAGTTCAATTTCTATAAGCTCTTTTATTATCATTACGGCATTGTCTGAATCAGGAATGCTTTTATAAGTCTTTACAGACCGTATAATGTTCCTGCTGCTAATTTTTGAGTGTTTGGCAATATTACCATATGAGATTCCGAACCTGTTATGCAATACGGCAAAAACTGCACCCCTCGCAATTCTTCCTGTAAGAATAATGTTTGTCCTTCCTTCATAGATAGTTGAAGGATATACAGGGTTCTGGTTACAGAATACTTTATTTACGCAATCGCACACGATACGCTCAATCTTTCTTATAACGTCCGATTTTAAGCAATCTTTTTCTTCTGACATACTTCTCTATGATTTTCTTTTGGTCTTCATTAAGTATTTCTCCGCATACATACATATTCCCTATAACGCTCTTACTAAAATATGTCTGCTTACTGCTTTTCTTTATTCCAAGACCGCAATCAACTCCTTTATTAACAGCAGGAATAAGTATATGGGTATTCATACATCCCTTTATCGGAATCGCATGAATTTCAAATCTAAGATGTCCTTTTCTTATCCGTATCCCACCAGTTTCCCAATCCGGCAAGAATACCCCCTTAGTGACCTTTCCGGTTTCTTTGTCCTTGAAAGAAACCCATTTTGCACCGGGATGGTTCCCAATATTGATATAGATACGGTAGATATTATCGGGGCTATACCTGTCCTTTCTCGGTTTCAGTTCCATTGTCAAACATCTCCTTCGTTTCTTCTGCCATGATAGCCTTCTGTTCAAATTCCGCATTAGTTTTCAAATCCTCTTCAGGCGGCGTAGTGTTCATAGCCTTATCCAAATCCTTCATCTGACCTTCCATCCACTTCATGTAGTTTTCAGCCTCTTTCTGCGCTTCATTTATGTCAGTAAACACGGTCATAGGCTTCACAAGGTTCGCTTCTGTAAGCACCTTCATACCGTCCAAGAACTCCTTGTTGGTGGAAGTAGTTTCCCCGAACATTTCATTCTCCTTGCCTTTGATTGACTTCTTGAAGTCCACCATGTACTTCAACCAAGCATACAGGGATGTTTCATGTGCCACACCGTCCAATCCTACTGCGTATGGAGTAGTGAACACCCGGAATCCTGTGTAGTTCTTAAAACAGGCATATCCTTTCGTGATTACAATCTCAAACGAGCCGAAGCTTTCTCTCTCCAACACATCACTTTCTTTGATGATGAACTCAAATCCTTGTTGTTTCTTGTTCTTTGCCATACCTTATTCCTCCGTTTTTGCCTTTCTACCTCTCTTCGGTCTGAACGCTGTCTTAGCATCCTCGACCTCAATAATACACTCTCCTTCGCCCTCAACCGTTGCTACGGCTTCATTCTCCTTCAACACTTCCTCAACAACCGGATTAGCCGCTTCCTCCGCTTCATCCACAACAGACCTCCCGAATCTCGGCTTCTCCTGGTTCATGTTCAGCTTCTGCATATCCATCGCGTACTGCAACTGGTACACCTTGAACTTCTCATCGTCCGAATCAATGATTTCATCCGCATAACCGGGATAGTGCATGGCGATAGTTCGTCTGTTTGCTTTCATAGCTATTCCCAACGCTTCCTCATCCACGTACATATACGGATGGATGGAGATAAGACCGTCAATGGGAGAAAGCCGTCCGAATGTCTTCTTGTACTGTATAAGTCCGTCTGCCCTCTGCTCCACAATGGCGTAGGCATTCATAAGGTTCTTCTTCTTGATAAGGGCGATAGCCAATATCCAAGTAAGCCCCAGTTCGGGATTGAACTTCTTGGGCAAATCCTTGCACTTCGCAAAGGATAATGCTTCTGATAAGGTTCCTGTTTCTAAAAACATATCATATAAATTATATAATTATTAAACCAATTAAAATGGGAATACCTAATATTATAGACGTGGAGACAATAACAATCCATCCCCAAAACCATAAATCAGAATATTTACAATCTTCAAAATTGAATTTATTATAAATATATGCAAGCATAAGCAATAATACTCCTATTACGGTGAGAAACACCCAGCTAAAAACGAATGGATATATTGAATTAAACCCTCTAATTGGTAATAAGATAGGTATATAATGATTCATTGCTGTTCTTTTTTATTCGTTTTTACATATCCGTTCTCAATACACCAGCACAGCAAATTATAGACTTCAACAAGAATATCTTCATGCCCTCCAAAACAAACCTCATAATCATGCTCATCATTCATATCAGTATAGGAATATCCTGCATAATCTTTCCCTAGCTCAAGACATGCCTTACCTAATGGATAACGCGCATATTTACATGGAACGTCTTCAGGTAACATATTGATAATGTCCTGCAAGGTGAATGCAGGAACAATATCAATATATGATAATATTTTATTAGCTTCCATACATTGCATGGAAAGGTAATAATCACCATCATAAAGAAAAGGGTATTTGGGCATGGGAACGTCCTCTTTTGAATTTATCCACCTCATGCTCGCATTGCTTGTGCCAACACCCAAATCTTTCAGATGCCGCATCCGCTCGATAGAAAGTGTCTGATTCTTCATAATCCAAATTTATTCGTTAGGAAAAGTTTCGTCATATCCGAAGGAATGCCCGTACACGTTCTTGAACGTAAACGTCACCTCCTTGTATTTCTGCCCGTACACCGTGTCACTTTTAGGTTCTGTAGCTCCCGAAAGATACATCAATACTTTCCGCTTCCTCGCCGTGTCACGGTAGGCAATCTTGGAGCCAGTAATGAAAGCCATAAAGTCACGGTAAGACTTATCATTCTTGGTATCATCCTCCAAGAATATCAATGTCAGCTTTATAGTTGTCTGCTTGTGTGCCGGTGTGCTGGAAACATACACCTCAGCCTTGCTTGTTTCGGCAAAATCCTCTGCATACATATTTGTAGGCTCTCCATACGAATTAAGGCCTGTACATTCTTTGTACCGCAATCCGGGGAAATCCGTTTCCAAGTCTTTCCAAACGGCACCAAGCTCACCGTAACGCATCATATAAAACTTATAGTCACTCATATTATAATATAATAATACACGCAAATATAATTAATTAAATTCATATATTAAAGCTTTACTTTAATATTTATCACTATGATATATTTAAATCCGTTTCAATATTAAGTTTTTAATCTTAAAAGTAAAAGCATATTTGAAATATTGATATCTGTACTTTGTATTGCATAGTACTACATCATTGCATATTAGACATACCCTATATAAATAAAGGAAAAATGTCTAATCCAAAATACATAGAAAGAAAGTAACATAAAGAAAGAGTGAGCACAGCGAACACCTCACTCCCTTTGATTATTTAAATAAACAAAGGGGAATAAAAGCAATCTGCATAGGAAAGCATCAACGCAAAACATGAATATTGATATAATGATGAATAATATTATTTTACATAATAAATTATGTTGTAGATACGAAATATTGCAACACTGCAAGGCGCGAAAATTCAGAAAAAAAATAAAAAAAATCGGGAGAGGACGGTTGTCGTCGGCTGGCTGGCTGATCAGGGGGAGGGGGATGCTTACAACGGCTTTTAACGCTCGTTTGATTCGTTGCTGACGGCTTTAATAAGGGCGATATAAGGCAGAGTGGTAAGTACGGCACATTGTGAGAATCAAAATAAAACGTTTCTATATCGCATAATATCAAGTGATAAGTGTATGCTATAAACTCTATTTATATGTGAAAATTCAACACAAAAAAGTGCAATTTTCTTTGTTTATATGATAATAATTTTGTAATTTTACAGTGTTGAAAGATGAGAGATACGACACTACGATATAGGTAGTAGATCCATTGATTAGGCAAGCGTGATACATGATATATTGACAAATGGAATAAAAAGAGAGCCTTAATACTGGAATATTAAGACTCTCAAAGGATCAAAATACTAAAGTATCTATCCCTATCACACGGGACAAAGGTACTTCTCTGTTTTGATTCTTGCAAATATTCTTCCATTTATTTTCTTTGGTTTGCTGATATTACGATAACATACAGCTATTGAGTGTATAGGCTGTACATGGTATTAGTAGGCTATTAATCACGCTATAAGGTTGATATTATTAACAATTTAAATATAGCATTATGAAAACTTTAGCAGTATTATTAATAGTAGCAGGTTGGTTAACTCCCATTTATCTGCTTTCTTCTTCCTTTGCTTTGGCTTATGGGTTGTTATATGGTATTTTCTGGATCGTGTTTATTATTGTGATGGCAGCGAGGGAGCGTGAAAGAGAGGAACGGAAATTTAAAGAAGAATGCAGGATGGAACGAATAGCGTACGAACGCGAACGTAGACGTAGGCAAGCCTATTATAGTAAGCGAGGTTATATTATACGCGCATACTGATTATATACGAAGCATTTAATAAGAAGAATAATATAAGGAGAAAAAGATATGAAAGCAATGAATTTCTACACCGCAAACGGTTGGGCTGGTTCAAATTATGACAGCAAGTTATCAACTAAAGAAATATCCGCAAAGGTTAGATCTTATGCTAAGAAGAATTTCCCGGAGTTTAAATTCTCGGTTCGTTCTGAATGGAGCATGTACACTGATTCAATGTATATCGAATTAAAATCCGGCCCTTGTGTTCCTTTCGTTGAAGGATCAAGAAGCGCGGAACGTGGTTATATGTCCACAATGTCAACCGTAAAGGGCTGGGAAAATGAGTTAACGCCGGAAATGTTTAAAGTGTTGGACGCTGTTACGACTTATGCTAGTTCTTTCCGTTATAATGATTCAGACGGCATGCAAGACTATTTTGATACTAATTTTTACATCCATATAGAAGTAAGCGACGAATATAAGGTTATAGAGCCGAAAGCAAAGAAAAGCAGCATTAAGACTGAAAAGGCTGAGGAAGCCAAAGAAATGGAAGCCGTGACGGTTGAAGGTTTGGAAATGGTGGATTATTCCGATAAAGCTATTGCAGTTTTTGGTGATACGAAGGCTGTCAAAGAGCAATTAAAGGAACTGGGTGGACGCTTTAACCCGTCTTTAAATTACAACGGTGAAAAGCGTGCCGGATGGATATTCAGTAAGAAGAAAGCGGACGAAGTGCGCAACCTGATGGCTTCCGAAAAGGTGGAAGCCGTGGAAGAACTTCCGGCACTTCCTGAAGAAATATACATCCCGGAATTAGAGGAAGAAACGAAACAACCGGAGAAGTTAGGTAATATCCATTTAACCGAAATGGGCAACTTTAACGGCGTGCGCTATTATAACATTGAAGGCGCTGGAATCATAACCAGTGCGAAAGTACGCGAGGACATACAGCCGGGCGATGTTTTCAACGTGTACACAGATAAGGAGCGAAAATATAGTGTAACTTATGACGGTGTAAGCCTGGAAAGCAGTTTAAAAAACGATCTGCCCGGTATAATTGAGTTTAACGGCAAAATAGAATCGGGCACGCTTAGCGCTTCATCACATTATACCCCGCTTGCTGAAGGAGTGGAATTTTATGAGAAGAAAGTAAAGGGAAAGCGTTACACCGTCAAGGACAAACCGTTAAATCTTGGATATTACGGCATATTAGATAATTTGGACAACTGTATAATAGAATGCTATCCGACTAAGGAAGAAGCCGAAAAAGAGGCGGAAATACTTAACGGGTTTACGGATGGTAACGGACGATTAAAGACGGTCATTTAATTAGCTGAATATGGTTTTGTTGGTTTTGTTATTCGGTGCTGTGATATTCATTTCCGGCACCGACAGGGATAAGCTACGCGAATTTTTAAACAAAAATGATGGATCAGATAAGTTTTAAAGATATGAAAACAAGAATAAGCATTTACGATTTTAATTTTCAGATTTCCGGATACGGACATTATAGAGTAACCTATACAAGCCCAGTAACAGGTAAACAATGGAGTACGGTAATTAGCGATATGACACTAATAGACGCGACAAGAAACGCGGACGATCCGAAAAGGAAAGACTTAGAAGCGTTGAAGCGGTTGTGTAAAAACAGATAACCGACACTGGGAACAAATACTAACTCAAAAACAAAAGGATATGAATATTATTACAGATAGAACAAAAGCCCCTGCAAAGCTGCACTATAGGGTAAGCAATAACAGCGGATCAATAAATAAAGAGTTTGGCAAGAACCAGCAAGCAGCCTATGACTTTGCAAACGGAATGAAAGAAACGGCAACTATACGCGGATATTTTGTTTTCAAATATCGCGGAGAATGGCAAACTAATACGGTATTTATTGACCATGTGTTTAAATAACCAACTATCCCGGCGTGGGGGACAACAAGCGGAGCGACACCGCCGCCGGGAACTGAAACAAACTAAAATTATAAAGATATGAAATCACAGGTTTACACAGAAAAAGAGTACAAGCAATTGGAAAAGAATCTGAATCAAGGTTTTCAGATCATGAATACTGCCTGATGGGATGAGAAAAGACAGGCGTACACAGTTGTATATAATGTTGTCGGAGTGCTATATATAGTTAGAAGAGGTCGTATATGCAGCGTGCCCAAGCGGTACTATTTTGATAATTTAGAAAACGCAGCACGCCACTATAACCGCCTTTGCAAGTATCGCCCGTTATTCGTTGCTTGAAGCGGCAAAGCATTAAAGAAAAATAATCAAATAACTAAAATAAGGAGGGACAAACTATGTTTTTTGTATGCGTAATAATCTGGCTTGTTGTCGGATGCACTAAGGAAATGACCGGACATAACGGTTTCTAAAATGAATTAAACGAATTGTATTAACTTAAAAAGGATATTGAATTATGAAAGTAATAGAATATGGACGTGTAAGTACGGACAAACAAACATTAGAGCAGCAGAATAGAACCGTTAAGGAATGGTTAAGCAGAAACGGGCTAAAGACAGACATAGTGATAACAGAGGAAGGAATATCCGGCGGCGTTACCTACAAGAAAAGGAAATTAGGTACTGATGTACTTCCGTTATTGGAGGCTGGAGATATGCTGATAGTAGCCGAAATTTCCCGTTTGGGGCGTTCTATGAGCGACTTAAACAAACTTATCAATGATGAACTAAAACCCCGAAAAATCCGCCTTGTGGTGGTTCAAATGGGGCTTGACCTTAATTGTGCCAATCTGAAAGCGATGGACGAAATGATTTTGTTTGCCTTCTCGTTTGCCAGCCAGTTAGAAAAAGAGCTGATTCAAGAACGCACAAAATCCGCATTGGAAGTTCGCAAGCAAAAAATCGAGCTGGAAGGCGGCTTCATTTCAAAAGCAGGGAACTGGTGTACTTCCTTGGGCGGCAATTCCAACGGACAAAGTAAAGGTGGAAAAGCAAACGGAGAAAAGCGAAGGAAAGAAGCGATGGAAAATTCAACAAACCGAATTATCGCTGAATTACTTAGGGATGCAGTCACTCCGCAAGATGTTGACAAAGTAGCGGACAAGCTAAATGCAATGGGATTAAGGACGGCTACCAATAAAGAGTTTACACGGAATCGCCTTACCGCATTGCGCACTAAGATAAACAGACGTGCGGAATACGCTAAAAGTATGCTTTAAAACATACTTTATAAAACGAATTACTGATTTATAAATGATAATTTTGCAAACAATTAACGCTTAGCTATCGGCATGACGGGCAATTTATTATGAATCAAATTGAAGAATTTGTAAATGATGCGGAACAATTGATGGAAGCGATATTGAAAAACAATGTGAACGGTGAAGAAGTAGAAGTAACCGCCACAACCAATCACCCTGACAGTAGCTACGGACAGGCTGTTTGGGTAGACGAAAAAGGAACGGCGTATTGCCAAGTAGGGATGGAAGCACCGTTTTACACAGTAATAAAAAAGTAAGGTTATGAAAACGAACGAATTTATACATAGAATAGAGAACGGAGAAGCAAAGGTTCTAACAGTTGAAGAAGCCAAGAAACTGAAAGGGAAGAAAATATATTGGTTCTATTTCGGATATTCAGGAAACGAAAACGAAGTGCAAGAAATGAAGGTCGGTGATATAGTATCAGAACTTGAATATTATTCAAGCCAACCTTGTGAAGGATATGAATCACGTGCTGACTATTGGAAGTCGTATATGTCAGAGAAACAACTTGAAACAGTAGACAAAACATTGATGCTGTTGGATTCTGACGGGAAGGACAAATTTATTAAAGCACATTTAAACATGAACTTCTTCGATGAGCCGACATTCACTTGTTCAGACGCTGATAGAGAGGTTTATTATTTGGTTATAGAGTGAATTACCGCTAAACTAAAGATTTAGGGGCTTTCAAATGCGAACTCTTATAAAACTAGGGGAAATATCCTTGGTCTTTCTTTAATCTTTTTGGGGGTAGAAAAAACGGGAATTACAGGCACAACGATATCACCCTTGCCAACACGACAAAGGGTATCAGTCTATAAATGAACCTCTCTATACGTTCCATCGCATCACAGCAAGTAAACGGCAGAAATACCAGTGAGGCACATCATCAGCCTGCTCAAGCAATATGTTCAACTTATCTTCTTCCATATTCTGTTAACATAAAAAAAGCGGTAAAACCGTTGGGAATTACCGCTTTGAAATTTATAAGTCTATTTTATTATGCTACATTGAATATTTCCTTATTCTTGTCTTTCCATAGCAATACATTTGTTCCATATTTATTCAACGCTTCAATTAACTTATTTGAAGGTTGAACAGAATCGTTGATAATAGCCAAACTGCGGAAGCTCTTTCCTGTCTGCTTCTCTCTCTCTTCTTTTGTATCGCCTAAGCAAAACAGATAGCTACTTACATTATCCTGTCTTAATGTGTTAAATGACTTTACAACAAGCTCGCTTTCTCTTCCTGCTATCTGAAAATCAAAATTGAAATCAAGCCCTGATTTTCCGCGAACTATAAAAGATGGAGTATAAATTACATTACAAGAATCTGCAAATGCCATTACATCTTCTGAAAATAGCGAAGATATATTATCTTTTGACAATAATGACATATCACTGATATTCATAATAGCGGATATAAGTGAATGCTTTCTTTTGGCAAAATCAGCCCCATTTGATTTGATATACAATTCATCTCCATTTACCAATACTCCATGATTGGACAATACCTTTTGCAGATAAGATCTCCTTTTTGAAGAGCGAGAAATATCTACACCTGACATCTTTAAATTTCCGATAGTCTCACCGTCATCCGATAAAATAATCTCGGATTCGGATACTTTCTTTATGAATATTTCTATATTGTCATTAAACAAGCCTACGAAAGGAGTGGACACCGAAAACCATCCAGTTCCCTTATCTTCTTTTATGGCTGTATTATCTTTTAGCCAAGAATAGTATTCAGCTATTTTATTATCAATCCATTCCATCATATATAAGATTACCTGTTATTATTATCTTTGTTTCGAGATGTATAAAGTCAGAAACGGCAGATATAATATTTTTTAATTCGTTGTGATATTCATTAAAATCAAATCTCTTGACTGGGAAAAAATCATCATCTACCGGAATAGCCCATGCCGCAGAAGTGTAGCCTTGAACATGATAATGAACGTGGTTTCTTCCTATAACCTTTCCTGTAAATGGCTTAAACATACTTGGTACATATTCGTTTACAGTCGAAGGGTTCGTATGGTTTGGACCGTTAAAGTCTATCCTAAACAGACAATATTGAAATTTCCTCTCCTGTGTATGCAACGAAATTTTTGTTCTCATCTTTTCACTTACGCAGATTCTTAGCAAAAAATCAGGATTCCGATCTATTGAGTCAGATGAACAAAGAGTTAATCTAAAATCGTTGGACTTGGACAAGTCAAGCTCAAATACACTTATACGTTCTCTATTATCAATTATAGATTTAGGAACAGATATAAGTCTATCTGCTTCTTCTTGTGTCAATATTACATCTTCTTTCATGCTACAAAAATAAGAATTAGTTAGTAAGTATAAAAATAATAGCACATGTTTAAAGGCATTGTGAATATATAATTCTTTCCAATTCTTGCAATATTAGAGAGAATTGTATAGATAAAAACTTGTAAAAACGGTAATTCCAACAAGTCAAAGAACGCTTCTGTTCGATTATTATTTTTCCAGTCCCTTTCTACAATGTTCACATAAAAATTTCTTCGCTACCGGAAACATCTTCTGTCCCACATATCCGCTAAGATACTGCGCTTCCTCACCATAGGGATCAATCCCGAAAGCCTTGGAGATATGCCGGCACAAATGACCTTTTTCGTGGTCCCACGAATTTTGAAACTCTTCGGGAGTGGAGGTTAGTGAGATAACCATTACCGTCTCTCTTCTCCTGTAGTCCGAATAGGTTAGACCGGTATTCATTCTGCCTTCAGTCAGATTGCGATACGCACGCTTGAGGGAATCCCCCCTGCATCCTATACGGTACAGGTCCATAATGATCCGATCCGCCCAATAGGTGTGTACCGCATAATACACTTTGACGTGCCAGTCCCCATATTTTGGTATGTAGAACTCCTGAACAATCATATCACATCCGACCAGATTACAGGAATCCCTTTACCTATACAGGTGGCAAAGAACTCGTCAAACGCCCTGCAAGGATCGCCATCAATATCATCAAGGTAGCACTTTATATGCTTGCACAAATGTGCCTCGTCAACCAATGATTTTTTATAGAAATCCGCTTTCAGCATGTTTGCGACATAAGCAACGTCATAACCCTTGTCGTGCTCGATGGTAATTCCGTTCGCTTTCAGCATATCGTCCACTTCATCTTTGCTCCACGGCTCCAACTTTTTTTCTTTACCCGTGGTTTCGTCTTTCACTTTCATTTTTGAGACGGCCCATTCATAAAGTTTCTTGCTGAAATGAAAGCCGTATGCTTCCAGATATTCCCTCATGCCAGATGGGAATCTGCTGTATGTATCCAATCTCTGTTCCATAACCTTTGTTTAAAAAGAGGGGCATTCCACCCCTCCACCATTAATAAAACTCACCGTTGGCGCGTCTGCGTCTGCGTTCTCCCATGTCATCCATGCGGGGATATTCAGGGAAATAGCCGGGATATCTGCGTTCTCCCATACCTGATCCTGAATAATTTCTTCCGCCATCACGGAAGCCCATGTCTCCATGAATCTCTCTCATGGCCTTTTCGTAACCGTGGCGGCAGCCTTCCTTGTAGGCTTCTTCCACCTCGTCACCTCTCATACCGAAGCCGCGTCCGTAATCGTCACGCCCTTCTTCTAATATTTCCCACATTCCCATAATCATTTCTTTGTTTTGGATGTTTCAACCACTCCGAGCTGTTCCATAAGCCGTTTGTTCAATTCCATAAGGTCAGACATGTTCTTGCTCATTTCCGCCATTTGCCCTTTCAGAGAGGATATTTCCTGCTCCTGACGTTGTTTCTCGGCAAATTCAGGATTCAATAGCGTAAGCATCTTGTCACACCCTGCAATGACGGAATTGTGAAAATCCATGCTGTTGATGATGTCTATGCTTTTCTGTTTCATAGAAGCGACCTCGTTATTCATCGCATCACGTGAGCATGACACTACGATATTGCCGTTCTGTCCGAAGTCGGCTATATCCATGCCGGCAGGAAGATTTTGGAAAGTCGTGTTCTGCCCGTTGATACAGACAACAACATCCACAACCATTTCCATTTGGGGCAACTGTCCCATAGGGGATGCCATAGGATATTTCGGCTTGGGAGCGGAAACGCTGACTACCGGGCCGTATTCGATAAACGGGTTAGCATCCTTATGAAGTATATATAACTGGTTATTGGTACGAAGTGATTGAAACATATTGGTTTAATTTTAATAGGGTGCCAAGAACCCCGGCACCCGTGTTAACTACTTGCTTTTGCTTGACATTGCTTCTGCCGTTGCAGCCGGAGTAGCGGTAGGTCTGTATCCGCCATTAACAAGGAACAGCTCGTTGGTGTATTTGTTATAGTGGATTTCATAAATACCGGTTCCGGCAAGGTTGGCAACCGTAATAGGCTCGTTGTTGTAAGCTAACAACGGTCTTGTATCCCCGTTGGTCCCTATCAATATAGGCAGCGTGGCAGTCGTGCCGGCAGGGATCGCCTGACGAAGATTGACATAGAACCCTCCGACATAATCCCTGTTGCGGAACGCATGGTTAGGAAGCTCCAAAGTCACATTCTCAGTACCGACTGTTACAGCCACCGTAGGAAGAGTGTTGTAATTCACTCTGCCAAGGGAGGGAAACGGGAACGGAAATCCTGTAAAAAAGTTAGGCCACATATCTACCTCCTTTCTCACCGGATTAACCCCAGTAGTTATTGCAACCGCATCCGTAACCACCACGGCCATATACAGCATCACCTGCATAAGCACCGTATGCTGCGGCACGATATGTATCCACGTTCACACCTACAATATTAGGGTATTGTACCGGGACAGTGTTAGGTAATTTACATTTTATACCATCAACATCGCTCTGCAATGCCTGCAATCCGGCTGCTAAAGGAGCGATCTGTTGTCCTACCGCACTCAGGATAGTGGCGTTCTGGTTACGCTGAGAGATTTCGGCTGTCAAAGTAGCCTTTTCCGCAGTAAGAGATGCGATCTTGTCCTGCAATGCCTGATTCTGAATAGCGTCAAGTTTGGCAAGGATGGCATTCGTGTTGGCTGTCGCACCATCACGCAATGACAATGTGTTCTGGTTAGCAGTGTTGACTAATGTGTTAGTCTGGTTGCACATTGCAAGCTGGTTCTCGTATCCCTGTGTGGTTACAAGCTGTTTCATGTCGCAGCAACAGCTACAGATCTGAGATGTCAGAGCGTTGTTACCTTGCATGATCGCAGTGAGGATACTGTTGGTGTTCTGGCCCATTTGGTTGCCGAGACCGCAGATAGCCTGTGATACAGAGTTAATACCGGCAAGGATTTGGTCTGATGATGTGTTCACAGCTTGTGCTAATGCTGCAATGTCGACACCGTTTCGGTTAAGTGTCTGCATGATCATTTCTCTTCCTTCGTTCGCTCCTTGGTTGTTGTTGCCACCAAATCCGAAGTTCCCGTTACCGAAGATGGCTGCAATCACAATCAATGCGATGATGTCCTGAAAACCGCCATTGTTTCCGAAGAAACCTCCGTTTCCGTTTCCTCCCATCAGCCCCATCAGATAGCCAGTGTCAATTCCACGGTTCTGCAAGGACGGAAGAATGGACGCAAGCAGGCCATTGTTTGCGCCGGTTCCACCGTCTTGGTTAAAAACATAAGTTCGTTCCATAAGTATTTGTATTTTGTATCCGGTCAAAATCGACCGTGCACAAAAGTATATAGATCATAACTCATGGAAAATCAGTTGTTTCCCAACAAATTCTTTATATCGTCCCAATATATTCTCATCATTTTCCCACTCTCCATCCTCTCATGGAAATTGGATATCATGTAGTTGACAGCACGTTTGGTCTTATGGATATGAGCGGCTATTTGTGAAGGGTACATACCGCTTTCGAAAAGAAAAAATACAAGAAGATACCGGGCATCCACTGTTTCCATATTCTTATCAGACGATAATATTTGGTCTACAGACACTTCTGTTTCTTTTGAAACAATATTAATTATTTTGGCAAAGATTTCTGACTTGCACATGTTTTTTCTAATTTTTTATTCTTATCTTTGCCATGCCACATAAAACAAGATATATCGATGAACAAAGCATAAGACATTTTGTTGAAGATATTTAGCCTCCAACGTGCAGTGTCTTATGCTTTTATCATGTTTTTATGTGGCAATATTAATATGAGCGTTGGGGGCTTTTTTTTGATTCTAAGCCCCTGAAAGAATTACTTTTGTTATGAGTTTTTCTATTATGTGCCACGCTTCTACCTGTGGCATTTTGGTTACTATTTCATCTTGCACCTCCCTTCTTCTTTATCAGCCAAATGACTACGATTAGTAATATTAATATAATACCTATTGAAAACTCTCCTAGTTCTAATTTCGTCTTCTGCCACCATGTTAATTCCTTCTCCACAGGGTAGGGGACTTCTAACTCTTTCTCCTTCTCTATATAGGCTGTATCGCGAATCATCCTGTCACGGTAGACTATATGCCACTTGTCAACAAACACTGAATCGCCTTTCTCTTTTATATGGACAGAATCCTTAATGTAGATGGAATCACGCTCATGCATGGTAAGATAAAGACTGTCAGTCCTTATAGTTTCTACCGGGACATACCTTATGCTCCGGCATGATCCAAACAGCAATAGCAATGCTATCCCTACCGCAATCCATATATAGACTCTCTGTTTCATCCCTCAAATTTTATATCATTTATACGGTTCATCCAGCCCCGTTTGAACTTGTTGTTTGCTGGGCGTTTCCGGCATATATCCTCGATGAAATCAAACCGTGCAATCTTGATCTGGTCAAACAATTCACGGGGATTACGGGAATTTACTGCGGCGAGTGTCTTAGGCCCGACAATGCCATCAGGAATCACACCAACCAAATCCTGCGGTACTTTAATACCATGTACCCCAGAAGCCCATACAAAATCGCATACTATCTCTGCTATACTTTGGCTTCTTATTTCATCCGCATTCCATCTATCCCAATACAACATCTTCAAGATACTTTTCCAATCGTTATATGACAAATCCATCAACCTTCCGGTCGTAGGTTTTGGATAACCTTTTCTACGACAATATTCCTCATAGGTAGCCATTGTCACACCTACCATAGTTTGTCCTCCTAAATCATCGGGATCATCAGCCCATCCTGTTTTTCTTGCTCTTTGAAAAAGAGACTCATTGGTTTCATTGCTTTTCTTACTTATACCAGCTTCCCATTTTATAAGAAATGGTATGAAATGTTCAATATTAGCCATTTTTCTTTTCCTCCTTATCTTTAAATTATAAAATTACTATTATTTTTGTCGCAAAAAATATGGACTTATCAGAACTTATTAGAAGCTATACTCCTGAACAGAAAAATGTGTTCAGTGCTTTTCTCATCCAACTACCATTAATATTTACTATAATGTATTTATACATACCTGCTTTTAAATCCTTAGAGCTTTATTTGCAAGTAATTTTTGCCATATCTGCGTCTACATTATCTATTTATTATTCTTTTTGTTTGTTATGTTTATGCTCCGTTTGTTCCCGATACAGGTTTAATATGGAAATACCTATACTTATTATGCCAACATTGACAGCTGCATTTCTTTTACTGCGTTCGCCAGAAAGCTATTTAAACGGGCATGAATATGTATTAAGAATAGCGCTTAAATGCACGTCATATTTCTATGGATTCATCGGAATTACAGGATTCTTTTACCGAAAATGCGTAGATTATGGCATAAAGTGCAAAAGGCGCAATAAAAATAAAATCAATTAAACTCATTTCTTTTCCTCCTTTTTATTTTCTGTTATTATTTCATTTATATCCTCTTTTTCTACATCAAGCACCTTCTTACCAAACAGACCTAACGCCTTAAGCATATTAAAGCTGTATCCTTTGGGCTTCAATATATTTGATATGATAGAGCAAAATTCAATGAAGCAAACTAACAAACAGGAGTATATGTCTATATCCCATTTGCTGCCGGATGCAATGTTTATCATGACAACCATACAAACAAAGGCGAAGTAGGTTACAAGTTTACCCATTGTGCGGCGTATTGCACTAGAGAAACGAACCTTTTCGCCCATTAAAAGGCTTTTCCTTATTCCAAAAGCCAAATCACATATCACTACTGCAAATGATACAATAATCCAAGGTATCATGTGCTCCAATGATTCTGCTATAAAACCGCTTACTATTACGGAGAAGCCACCCGGTATGGCTTGGGTCGTTATACTATCTCTTACCATCAGAATGATTATTTAAATGTATTAAATTAATTAGTCACTTATGAATACTCTTAGTCCTGCTCCCCTTGAATTTGAATTTGGTGCGAATACACGGTCTATTCTATCTGAAATAATCTCCAAATATCCCGTCTGCGCTTTCAATTCAATTAGCATGGGGTTGTTAATCTGTTATTTCAACCTCATATCTCATCATTGCATCATATACGTTTGGAGCAATTCTATTTTTCCATTTGTTTGCTACTTCTTTAATGTAATCTTCTTTGGCTTGTTTATATGCGAGAAACGCTTCTTCGGGGGTATCAAAATATCCTAAATATATCCCATTTGCACCTTTTGTTAATGCAGATTTAAATCTTTTTCTACTTTCTGAATACATTACTCCGATAGGCAACTTTCCTCTTTCATTTTGTCTTTTTGTAAATAGCACGTTTATTTCGTTGGGCACGAAGCAACAAGTTTGTGGAGAATAGAGCTTATTGCCCTTGTAAAGTATATCCTTATCCAAGCAATACCCTTCAATGTAATTCTCATTAAACCATTTTTCAAACTTTGTAAAATTGTGCCACTCTTCACACATACAGCAACCATTATAAGTTGGTCTCTTTGATATTATATCATTGTCGTAACACCTTGCTATTACATTCCTCCATAGTTTATAAGAATATGATTTTTTATTTAAATCGGAGCGTTTTCTCCCTATGAATCCAACTCCACATATTGATGGTTTGTTATAGTCCTTTACATTTCCATTCTTCATGTTGTTTATAAACACTTCTACTTCTGTACCTGTATTGTCAAATCTAACAACACCAGTTCTCATGTCAATCCTTTTTATAAAAGTGTACCAATCTCCATATTTGTTTTGGAATCTATCTCCAATTTTGTGAAAACGATTTCCTAAAGGGTCTGATATTCGTTGGTACATTATGGCATTTTTACACGCTTCTACAATTCCACCTGTGTTATCAAATTTAACTACAATCCTCTTATTTGGTAATATTTCTACTACTTCATACCAACCATCGCTTTTATGTTGGTATCTACTACCTATTTCAATAGGTTTATATGTGCTACTGTACTGATTCATAGATATAAAGATACTAAAAAATATACAATTACTCAACCTATAATACGAATTTATTGTATGAAAACACGAATACCTCTACCTTTAGAATTTCCACTATACGAAAGAATACTTTCAAAATTATCACTCGTTAGTTTTAAGTACTCTGTCTGCGATTTAAGTTCTATAAGCATTGGATTCGAGCTGCCATCGCCAGATGATAGAAATTCTGTTTCCAATATGTTTCGGATAGCTGTTATATCAGAGGTCTGATTTGCTACAAAGAATCTAACGCTGTTCAAGATAGCCGATAATTCATTGGCTGTTTCTTCTGATATTTGAGTAATCCCTTGGGTGAGAGCGGACAGATTTGCTTTACCTCCGGGTTCCCATCCTATTTGGTTAAAAATTTCTTCTGCCGCCTCGTTATATTCACCAAACACTTCCTTCATCTTGTCAGACCAGTATTTGATGGCTTCGGTATTAATATCATTCGGCTTTAAAAAATCCGTATATGCCTTTTGAAGTCTTTTATATTCCTCACTATTTTCTATCTCATCAGCAGCGGCATTTGCCTTTTTTGCGACACTTTTCACAACCGAATTATTGGCTGTGTTTCTTAGCTTGGTTATTTGGGCTTGAAGTTCAAAATACCTTTCTTGATCCTCTTGCTCCATATCTGTTCTTGTTGCAATTAGACTGTCAAATTCTTCAAACATAGGTTTTAAGAACTTGTCAGATAATCTTAGAAGTATCTGTTGTTTTACATAGTTTTCCATAAAATCATCAAAACTTTCTTGAAGTCCAGACAAGCCATCCCCTGTTTCTTGAAACGCTTCCAACCATGCCGATGCAAAATTCTCAGCCAATGTTTTGAAATTTTCATCGGAGCCTACACCGCCAAGCTCCGCTATCATGTCATTAGCACTGTCAGCCAAAGTATCCCTGAGATCTTCAATCTGTTCCTGCCATTCGTTTATTTTGTCCCAGTCAGTATCTTTCTTATCTCTTTCGGCGGCTATCATGGCATTGAGAGATACTATCTGTTTGTTTATGTTCTCATCAAGTTCATTCCCATATTCTTGTAGCTTTGTTATATCCCATATATTGTCTATACTCTCTTTTAGCTTGTCGTATTCACGTTCCAGCTTCTTTATCTTCTTTTCATGTTCTTCTATTTGCCTTTGCAGTCTTGCATCATCCGATCCGAACAAGGCACTTACTGTTTTTGCCAAGCCCATTGCCGCTTGAAGATATCCAACCGGACCTTGTGCTATCCCTGTTGCTATTTGTGCTATGCCTCCTGCCGCTTCTGCCGTGCGGTTAATAGTGTCTTTTGTACCATCAGACATTGTACCGAAAACATTTTCAAGGTCACTGGCAATTTGTGGCAATGCGGATGAAAATTCTGAAAAGATCCTTCCTGATTCTCCGATTTTATTTTTCAGAGTGTCGCCTAGATTTTGCCCATTCCTTATTTGTTCGGCGGTTTCTTTTGATATTTTCTTTTCAGCGGTAAGTTGCTTTAATATTATATCAAGTTTGGATTTTTCTGTTTCGAGCTGGACTGACAATTGTCTGGCTTCTTTAGAAAGGATGCCAGACGTTGCTACTGCCGCATTATATTCTTGCCGTTTCTGTTCGACAATTTTCGATTGTTCGTTGCTTTGGCTTGTATAATAGTCAACCGCATTGTTGGCTCTTATGTTTTCCTCTTCAAGTTCCTTTCTCTCTTTTAGGAACTGAATATACTCTTTCACTCCCGAAGTAAGACCGATGAAGGGATTTTTTTTAGCAATCATTTCATCAATTTTCTCTTGTTGATTGATGATTGCTTTCAGTTGGTCAGCCGGAAGATCCTTCAGATTCTCACGCAAACTCATAAGTTTGTCACGCATTGCTGTGAGCATACGTGTGGATGCACCTTCAATGTTCTCGAACATTGAGATATACATATCCGAATTTTGGAATTGTTTCCATGTATTCTCGTCAGACTTCTTGTTATACTGACTTGTAAGGTTGGATTCATACAGCGTTTTTTGTTCATCGGTCAGCTTAGCTCTTTGTATTTTAGCTCTTTCCTCATAATACCATCTGTCAAGTTGCAACCGATCCGTGAGTTGTGATTTGTAATTCTTAGTCAGTTCGATAACAAGGTCTTGACTGTCCTTTATACGCTGCTGGTTCAGCTTGTTTAAGTCTGCTAAATATTGCTTGTTGGCATCGGTATCAGCAATAAGGTATTCGCCTTTCGGAAATTTCTTCTGATATTCTGCTTCAATTCCTTTCTGCACATCGTCCAAGGTCTTGGCAAGTCCGGGGAACAACTGTTGAACCTCCGCTTCGGAAAGTCCTGCATCTTTCAGTTTCTTGTGCAAGTCCAATCCGTTGAACATGGCTTCAATGTTCTTTTTGGTCTTGTCGAGCTGTTTCTTAATATTTTCTACATCATCGCTATCCAGCAGTTGATATGAATCATTTATAGCACCTTGCTTCTTCCTAAAATCTGTGATTATCTTTGAAATTTCCTGCAATGCTTTTGCTGTATTCTGCTTGTTTGGCAAAAACGCATCTCCAATGATGTTCTTTGGCATATTCACGTTTTTGAGAGAATCTGCATAACGCTCCATAACAGTCTTAGCAGCCTTATCGCTGCCCATTACCTTGTTAAGCTTCTCGTATTCCTTGTTAAGTTCTTTGATAAGGGAAATGCGCTCGGATAATATGTCACGTTGGTGCTTAGTGTCAATATTTGTTTCTTCCCCACTTTCTTTTTCAATAGTGCTAACTATTGGAATATTATATATTTTATAAGCTAAGTTTTTTGTTACTTCGTCTATCTGTTTGTTTAAGAAAAGAGTATCTATATTAAGTTTCAGTTTGTTCTTCTCATCACTGCTTATTTCTTTGTTTACTTCTCCGAATAATGCTATTATTTTTTCCTTTGCATTTTCCGTTGCCTCATCAAAGCCTTTAGACGTATTTAAGAATCCCTCCAAGACCTTAGATTGAAGTCCACCAAAAGAAGTTGTAACATTGGACATTGTAGCCCCAAAAGAGGTTGTGAATGTATGAATATCAACTTTTGTAACTTCTCTAAGTTTATTCGCTACTTCCGCATACCCTTCCGCTGAATCTTTTGCGTTTATCGCAAGTTCTTTTAGTTCTTGTTTTTGCTGCTCTGTCAGCGTTTTGGATTCAGTTGCGATACGGAGTAGCTCTTTTCTTGCTTGGTTCCCGACTATCATCAATTCTCCAGCTTTTTCGCTGTAAGAACTTAATGATTCATCAATATTACCGCCAAACGCTTCACCTATGAATCCCTCTCCTTTCTTTAATGCAGCATATTTGGCTTCAATGGAAGCTATATCCTCTATAAACTCCTCGTATTGCCTTTTGTAATCATCAAATTGCTTCTTTGCTTCTTCTTCTGATAAATCCGTTTTAATCTTAATGCTAAATCCGGCATTATTCATTTCTTTGACGAGTGCGTTCAATGCTTTTCTTGCATCAGTTTTTGCCTCATTGTCAAATTCTGCAATTTTGAGCTTTGCTTCGTATTTCTTATTACCAATGTTTGATATTGTTTTGTTGTATTCATTCAGCCTGCTTACAAGGTTTGTTACATACTGGATAGACAACCCTAAAGCCATTAATGGCAAAGATGCTTTTAGGGCTTTACCGAATGCAAAAGCAGAATCAACTCCTTTATTCAACAATGTTGATAATGTCATTGCTCCCTTTGATGCTAATTTGAATTTTGAAGCTATAGCCAAAGAGCCAATGACAACTCCGAACGTCTTTGCAACTTCAACAACTGTCTCCCAATTATCAATCAACACTTTAATTGAATCAATAGAGCCTTTCAGTGTATCTTCATTAGCCTTACCGATTGAGTTAAGCATAACATCGATACTGTCCTTCAAGTTGGAAATTTTACCTCGTAAAGTTTCGGCTTGGATTTCCTGCATATTGTAGAACAATCCTCCGCTGTCAGTTAACCGTTTGAAGATGTTCTCAATATCCTCAAAAGTTACTTTTCGTTTTGAAATCATATCCACAATTTGGGCTGTGGTATATGCTTCGCCTTTGACTTCTTCAAAATAGCGTTGCAACTCTCCATACAAGTTTATACCTGCTTCCGTAAACTGACGAACCTCCGTACCACGCAAGTATGCTGCCGCTTTGACCTGCCCATAAGCAAGAATAAGTCTGCCCATATCAACACCTAAACCAGCGGATACGTCAGCAAGTCGTTTAGTTGTGTCATACAACTTATCCGATTCAATACGGTATGCTGCAAGCTGTTTTGTGAATGTAACCAGTTCCTTAATTTGGAATGGCGACTTTACAGCAAGCTGGACGGTCTTGTTGAATATCTGGTCCGCTTGCGCTTTATTCTGTAAAATGGCTTCCAACGAACGCTGTTGCAGTTCAAATTCTCCGCGCACATTTGCCAATTTACTGATATATCCCTCAATTTGTGATACAGAGAACAACAAGGCAAGCTGGCGGCTTAATTGCCCAGCCGTATCCATTAGGTTGCGATGGCGTGTGGCAAGCTGCTGTGATTTAACTCCAGCTTCTGTCAACGCTTGGTTGTGTCTGGCGATGGCTTGGTTTATCTGTTCAAGCGTGCTCTTATAGTTCGCATCGGTAGTATTCAAAGACAAACGAGCTTTTTTTAGGTACTCTATTGCCGTGATTTGCCGTTGAAGTGTATTTGCTGTTTTAGAAAAGTCAAGCGCACCCTGTGCGGTTGTATTCTGTTTGTAGTTTTGCGCTTTTGCCAAGTCTGCCCCAGCCTTGTAAGCACGTCTGTCGGCTGCTTCTTTGCGTTGTGCCGCCTTTTCAGCCGATTGCGCCCTTTGTTCATCTGTCTGACGTTGGTAGTCCAGCTCCATTTTCATGTAGCGCATGGCTTCAACCGCTTGTTGCTGTTGCGCTTTTGAAAGCGTCTTGGTGTTCTCAACGAACTTCTTTATGTCAGAAATGCCCTCTTTCAGTTCGGCTATGTTCCAACCGCTGAATGAATTTTGACCTATTCTGATATTTCCTATCTGGTTAAGCAACCATGCAGCACGTGTAAGGCTTTCGTTCATGGACGAAACACCCCTTGCAGAACCTTGTGCCGCCGTGCCTATGTTCCCGACCGAATTACTTGTCGTATTCAGCGCGCCTATTTTGCTGGCTAACGAAGCGATTGCGCTTTCCAATTTTCTTGTATCTACTACCACACTGCCAAAACCGTTCTTCAACGCATCCGCAGCCGTATGTGCATGTTTCTCTATCTTCTCCAGCTTCTCATCGAAACTGTCCAACTTCTTTAATACATCAGGTGTTATGTTGAGGAATGCTCCTGCTTCATTATCTGGCATATCGTTATCCTTTTTTATTAATTATGGGCATACCCAAATCATTCAAATTCTTCAAATCGTCAACCGAACTTATCTTGTTGACCTTCTTCTTTTTCTTATCCTTATTTCCGTATTCTACATGGGAAAAATCAAACGAGCTTAACCGGACTTGCCCGACCGTCATTTCCCATAAATATTCTTCACGAGAGCACCAAGTGTTGGAGCGCAGAAAATCAATCATCTGCCCCCATTCGGTACGGGATATTATCAGCTTTGTTCCGTTTTCTTCATCTTCCTCGCCAGTGTCATCTCCCTCACGGTCTGAATCACATTGATACTCTCGAAAAAAAAATCCGTGCTTATGAGGTTAAGGATTTCACCGAGCAATAAAGCCCAATCCTTTATGTCGTATTCCCCCCACATTAGAAGGTCATAGACTTTGTGGTAGTCATCTGAAAGTTCTTTTTTCTCATAATCAGAGAATATCCTGTCCTTGTCATTGAGAAGTGCAAGCGTTATTACATGTGCCACTGCTGGTAGATTTACTGCAAACTCCTTGATAACATCTCCCATGCTCAGTTTCTCTCCTTTGACAATCCGGCACGCTTGTTCCGCAATGAGCCATTGGACACCGGGCTTTAATCCTGTGATACACCATTCCGTACCGTGGAGTTTCATAATGCTTGGGCTGTCATTCATTATCCTTGCCAAACGTTCCATTGATTCATTGGATACAGGAGTATGAGCTGTTACAGCGTCTTTCTTTGGTTGTGTATCTTTTTTCTTTGCTCTATATACTGCCATGATTATAAGCATGAAGGGCGGCGGCATATCCAGCCTACCGCCCTGTAAAACAATCTTCTTATCTATTATGGGTTATCCTGCCGATGGTAGGGTATAAGCGGAATCCACATAAAACGGAGTTCTGATAGTCTTTGCTCCATCGGCGACATTTGCATCATACGCTGTTCCTGCAAGACTGATACGTCCAATATTGGAGTTTAATGATTCAAGCATTAGCTTGGAATTAAGTTGTAATTTTGGAACCACAAATGCTGTCATCGTTTCCCCTTCCTCAAACACTACGTCAATCTTTGCATACAATTTCTTGTATTGAGCAGGAGCAAAGTATTTGGTAGAAACAGTAGTTCCAGCCGTAAATCCCATGAGAGCGATTAGCAGATCTTTTTGTGTATCTGCGACCTCAGCTGTAAATTGGTATTTGCCGAGTTTCACGATGGAAAGAATAGGACTGTCGGAAGTTTCACACTCGATGTCGTTTACATCATTATCGTCTTGAGCGATTGAAGTGGTATCTTCAACTACATCTTCAAGAATGTAAGAGTCACCCTTTGGCACGTCGCCTTCTTCAGTACCAGTGAACAGAGTTGCCACGATGTAAGAAGGTTTGATAAATTTTTTGGCTGTTGCGCCAGTATTGTTTACTGCCATAATTAAAATGTGTTATCTTGTTAATAATCTGTTTATCTTATTGTTATCCCGATATTGTACACATTGCAATAGAAGTTTCCGGAATTTTTACTTTCTTTACCTATCAGTTCACAGCTTGTTATGACGAAATGCTTGTCGTTGGATTGGTCAATTGCCGAGAATAGTGTTTTTTCCATGTCGAACAGTTTTTTTACTGGCTTTGATCCCAAACTGTCCGTGGACTTCGCATAGAGGAATATGTTGGCGGAACATTTCGCCTCTCCTCCGTAATCATTCACGCTAAGAACATCTACAACGATCATGTCCGTGCTGTCACTACTTATTGTCAGCGGTGTTTCATCAAAAGAGATTATTGATGAAATCTTTGCTTTTGTAAGTAACATGGATAGAAAATTCTCTATCATGCTGCCAGTTTTATATAAATCATTCATATATTGTCTTGTTTACCGTGACTGATAATGCCGAACTTCGCGTTCTTGAATTTCCGTGATAATGCCTTAACTTCATTACGTGCCACTGCTATCACTTCATATTTCTTCTTCACGTTACCTTCTGCATTTTGTAGTATTTCTCCGTAAGGCATGGCGGCTACAACTACCAAATCAATTCCCGGATGTGGCTTATATTTGGATTCCAAGTATTCAACCACTGCTTCATAACCGGTAATTTCCTCACCATACCATTTTTTCTTTATTCCGGGAGAGCTGGCGGTATATCCCTTTCTGGCAAGCTTTCCGTCAACATATACTCCCCAACCGTAACTATCTCTCAAATTGAGGCTTCGGTAGGTATAGGAAACTTTAGCCAGTTCCTTGGCCACTATCTTCTGTCCCTCGTTTGCGAGTAAATCAACAATACGGGTGATTGCACTTTGCTTGGTCTTTGCCATACTTAACCTACTTCACTCATTTTGATGTTAACTTTCACGCCACCAAGCTGGCTAATTTCCATTCCTATAACACGACCGTTAATGCCTATTCCGTAACTTTCCTTTGGACATCTAAACATATCTCCAATTTTTACAGGTGAAATGCTACTTTTTTTTAATGGGAAAAACACGTTATAGTCTGCCATGATAGTGCCGCCATTGAACATCTTGGAGGCTTGCTGTATATCGCATTCGGTTTCAAGAAGGATGGTTTCTTCCAAAGTTTCCGTATTCCCTTCGTTTTTCTCAGTTATTTTCGCATTGAGAGAACCATCCGTATCTTCACCGCCTAGCAAATCACCGTCAAGCAATCCTCCGTTACCGAGAAGGTCTCCGTCCTCCGGCTTATTCGTTATCACGGTGTAGAATGTGCCATGAAACGGGTATTCTGCTATTGCTTTTCTTTTGAGACGCATAAGCTATACATCTAATGAATTTTCATTGACCCAACTCATACTACCAAAATCCATGTTTTCCAACGCTTCTTCTTCACCATACTTTTTGTACAGTGCTTTCAGACGGTCTTTTAAGTTTTGGATTATGGCAGCCGTTACCGTCTCACTACCTATGTCCTGTCTGTAACTGCCATGTTGGAGTGATGATGAAGCCACAGACCACGGACCGTTAATGACAAGCTCGTACAGTGCGATAAGGCAATGGTCTTTAGTGCATTCATCTATTTCGGAACGGTCTGAAATAAACATCAAACCGTTTTCGTATGCGATATTTTCAAGCGCATCATCTTCAAAGACAAATCTCGTAAGCCCATTGAGGTATGCTATCGGGTCAAATGATTTTTCCATAACTGCTACTGCTGCAATGTGTTGTACATTAATCGTCTGCCTGACTTGTGTCTACAATGACGTGATTGCGGAATGTTTTCAGTGCAGGACAAGCTGACATCATCACATCCGTATGCCATTCCTTATACAGCCCGTTGTTTGTCGTTGTATTCACAATCGTGCAAAGACCATCATTAGCCTGAGCAAAAATTTTAGTTATTACGCTTGAACCATACTTGTCAAACATCTGTTTGTCTAAGTTATTGGTGTATTCAAACTCACAAGCATATCCGGCAGGACGGAGAACTGCAATCTTATCATCCCAACCTTGCACGAATGTGTCTCCAGTATTGGTAAGATTACGCTCACGCTCTTCTACAATTTCAATTGGAGATACACCGGGATAATCACGGAAAGCTGCTAAGAACAACTCACGTGTAGTAGGCGCAGTAGCGGTTGTTGCGATGTAAGCTAAAGGATTTTTCTTGAAACTTTCAATCAATTCCTTAACTTCGGCATTTTGCAACATTACTTCGTAAAACATCTTGCGTGTAACCTGCCATACCATTGCACCTTCATATCCCCATTTTTCACGATATTTTTTCTCTTTTTCCGCCATTTGGCTCAGAATCTTGCATTCAGCGTCAGTCCACACCTTAGTTCCTGCTTTAGTGAAATTTTCATCCGGAATGTCTGCTTTGTGCAACGGAATTTGAATACCACGTGCGATATTGCGGTAGTCAATATTACCTTTAGACATTAACTGTGCAGTCATGAAGTTCATGGTTGCGTCCGCACTATCAAGCTGTGACTGTAATGTATGTACCCAAGCGACTACCAAATCGGTATCGTTTCCAAACAACTCAAACTGTTGTTCTTTTGCTTCACGTTCCATAGCTGTTTCAACGAAACCGGGAGCGATAAAATCAGGAATGGATGCGGTGTACCAGTACAGGCCGTCCTTATCCATTTGATTACTGTCACCAAGAGGTGCACGCAAATCCATCAAAGGAGCGGCTTTCAAGTCACGTCCTTTCACAGAAAAAGTAGCAATGCCATTAGGGGCGGTAGGTGTGGGAGCACCAGCTTTTACACCTTGAGTCTTGTACCAACCATAATTAGTGTATAGCAGACCTTCTGTATTGACAAAGGATTGCAAGAAACGTTGATTGGTCTTGTCAGAAAAGAATCTTGCATATCTGCTGTTATTAAAATCAAATTTAGGCATAGTCTCGTCAATTTTAAATGTTAAACCAACCCTTAACCTTGCTCTTGTTCAAAGCTTTTAATGCAGCCGAAAGAGGTTGCATACGGTCTTCGTAGAGGAATACATCTCCTAATGCCAATGCAGGAGTGATAAGGTATCTTGCACCATCGAAATCATCTTCGGATGTAGCCGGGTCAAAAACAAAATCAAAGTCGCAGGGAAGGTATGAGTTAGGATTAGTGACCATAGCTTCTTTACCAGAGCCTGCTTCTTTCGCTTCAACAAGAACAGATGAAGTTGTTAATGATCCGAGGGTTGCGCTCAATGTAACTTTCCAAACATCGCCAGCCGATCCGTTAGTCGCTTTTTCAACGGCTGTAACTGTTACCGCTGTGCCTTTGTCTGTCAATGTAGAAGGTGCTACCATGAGGGCATCTCCTACAAATGGGATAAGAGAATATCCGTCTCTTATCAGGTAAATAACTGTGTCTGTAGCTTCAGTTGTAGCTTCTGCAACCGCATACGATTTTAGGATACGTATTTCGCTTCCATTAGAACCATTGCTGGGAATATATTCAGCGAGCGTTCCGGCAAAAGCTCTTGCATTACCTTTGAATGGGTTTTTAACAATTCCACCACTGGTAGGAAATACAAGTGCGTCCTTCCCGCTCATCTGTAACTTCACGAAGACATAGCGATGACCACCAATGCTTCCGCGAGCCTGAACCAATGCTCTACCGGGAAGGTAGCCACTGTTCAATAGAATTTGCTGATAGAAATCTGACATTTTCTTTTTGGTTTAAATGATTATTATTTTTCTTCTCTGTGCGACTGCTTCTTTACGACAGCAGCCACATCGGCAAAGTCATCGGTCTTTTCCTTACCGCCTCCCGTGCCGCCCGGAGTGATGTCGGGTGGAGTGTTAGCATTAAACTTATTGTAGCTCTTGACCAGTCTTTCTGTGAGAGCATCAACATCTGTTTCAGAATCAATGTGAATCAATTCGAGTTGGTCGTTAATCCAATCCTCGTTCTTGACCTCTTTCCCTTTTAAGGCTAATTTGAGTTGATTGCGTTTGTCTGAGATAGCTTTTACCTTTTTCTCTTCCTCACGCTCTGATTTCAAATCTTGGAGTTCTTTGAGCAACTTATCCAGTTTGCTTTCGTCTCCTTTGTCATCCTTGTTATCACTTCTATCGTCCTTGTTCGGATGATTCTTTTCCCACTCTTTTATAAATTTTGAGTTGTCATTTCGTATGTTGTTATCGTCCTCTTGTAAGTCATCCAAGTAGTCGGCAACAACATCATCCAGTTCCAACTCGTCCTTATCACTCGCTTTCTCCAACCGCTTGTAGATTCTTTCTACTTTGCCGTTGAAACTTCTCTCACTCATAGCTAAGTTTTTCTTGCCGTTGTTGGTGAGTTTCACTTTCAGTGCTTCTGAAAATTGCTCTTTCGTAAACTTCATACACTATATGTTTTATAATGATTATATGCGAAAGTAATGCTTTAATAAAAAGGTATAACTATAAAAAAATCACTGTATTTATCACTATGATAAATAGACATTGGTTTAAGTATATATTACCTTATTATTAAGAGGTATTTTTGCTTTTGATGAAAGAGCAAGAAGTACATAGAGAAGTCGTAATCAAGCCGCAAGAAGGATTCCAAATGCAGTTTGCGTCATCGTGTGTGGATGTAAACTTTGGAGGTGCGGGATTAGGAACAGGTAAAGCGCTGTTGCTAAATGAATTAGTGTGTACTCCGAATGGATTTAAGAAGGTTTCAGAAATAAAGGTAGGAGACAAAATAACCAATCCTTGTAGTGGGAAAACAGAAACCGTTATTATTGTGCATCCAATAGAGAAACACCCGTATTATAGGATAACTTTTAATGACGGTACGCATTGCGATTGTTCTTCTGGACATTTGTGGACAGTAAAAAGGAACGGATACCAAAATAGATCTTGGAGAATACTTTCTGCGGAGGACTTGTTCGTATCATATAATAGCACAAAAAAGAGATTTAGTATTCCTTTTACAGAGCCTGTAATTTTTAGAAGTAATCAAAGATTGCCTATCCCATCTTATGTGATGGGGGCATTGCTTGGTAATGGATGTATGTCTGATTCTTCCATAAAAAATTATATGGTAAGCCTTACTTCAAGAGATTATGAGATAGAAAAAAGATTTGTTAAAAGATGGTTTGATATGAGCCATAAAAAGAGGCAGCCGGGATGCTATAATTATAACATATATGGTAAAGATATTATAGATAAAATAAAAAGTCTCGGACTGTCTTGCCATAAAGCACACAATAAGTTTGTCCCAGATATGTATAAGTATGCAAGCATTCAAAATAGGAAAGAACTTATACAAGGTCTTATTGACACAGATGGATATGTTGATCCGGATGGTAGTATGTATTACTATTCAATCAGCAAGCAACTTGCAGAAGATGTTGCTTTTATTGTTCGATCATTGGGGATGTGGGCATCAATAAATAGCAAACCGTGTACTACGGCAAATAAGTGTGGCAATAAAAGGAATTTAACAGGGAATACACTTTATACAGTTACTATATCCGGATATGGAGATAGTATGAAAGACCTTGTTACAGTAAAAAGGAAAAGAGATAGATTAAAAGATAATAAGTTTTACACTCACAGAACAATTAAAAGTGTAGAGTATTTAGGAGTAAGAGAGGGGCGATGTATTACTGTGGATAAGCCTTCTGGCTTGTTTATCACTAATGATTTTATTGTTACTCACAACTCTTTTGCCCTTGTTCTTGCGCTTGCTGAGCCGTTAATGACAGACCCAGATTTCCGTGCGGTTATTACACGTAGGTCTTTGCAGTCGCAAAAAAGTGGTGGAGGTTTCGTTGATACATTCAAATCTATTTTCGGCGACTACTGTTCTGTAAAGACAGCAGATAGCCCACGTATCACATTCCCAAGTGGTGCATATTGCGACTTGACATATATAGATGATACCAATCTTGACAAAATGCGCGAACAATGGAAAGGTAAACAGATTGATGCGATATGTATTGACGAAATTACCGAAATGTCTTGGGAAGCGTTCAGCTATGTACAGACCCGTAACCGTGGGCGTTCAAAAACATTTACAGGAAAGTTCTTTGCTACCCTTAACCCGAAACGTAGCCATTGGACGAGAAAGTTCTTGGATTGGTACATTGGGGTTGACGGTTTTATTATGCCGGATAGAAACGGGAAAGTGAGATACTTCTATGTGAACGGTTCTACCGTTGATGATGTGGTTTGGGGGGATTCAAAAGAAGAAGTTTATGCCAAATGCAAAATAGACATTGATAGGAAATTAGCACGTATTGGTGGTGATTTTACCTATCATAATATGATTAAGTCTTTCGTGTTCTATCAAGGACATTTATCTGAGAATAAGGCTATGACCGACAACAATCCGAATTACATAGGCTCTGTTGCCGCTTCGGGTGGTAAAATGGCGCAAGCTCTGTTTGAGGGAAACTTCAATGTTGACCCCGAAGAAGACGAAAAGATACCCATATCGTCCACTTCCGCACAAGGCGTATTCAACAACAACCCAGCCGTGAACGGTGACAAATGGATTACCGTGGATTTGGCGGATTATGGTACAGACAACCTTGTTGCACTTGCATGGGATGGATTTCACGCATACGACATTCTCATTCTTAGCAAGTCCACTCCGAGAGAAAACGCTATGGCAGTGAAGACATTTGCATTTGAGCATGGAACAGCCGAAAGCCATATCATTTTTGACGCGACTGCCGGACGGTATTTTAATGATTACATTCCCGATGCAGTACCTTATATCTCACTAAATAAACCTTTCGGGCTTTACCAACTTACCGCAATGACAGTAAAGGATATGTGCTATATCAGATTATGCAAGATGATCGAGGAAGGTAATCTAACCTTTGACGATAAACTTGCCGTACAGACATACACTCACCAGAACCTGAAATACAAAGTGACGGTTGAGAACGAGTTTATGGAAGAATGCTCTGTTGTACGGTTTGATGATATGCAGAGCGGAAAGAAACGGCTTTGGAACAAGAAGAAAATGAATCAGATGTTGGGGAAAGGCAGATCGATGGATTTGTTAGACCCATGCGCTATGAGAATGCTTCCGTGCGCTAACATTGAATACGGGAATGAGATTCAAGCAGGGTATTACAATCACGAAGAAGAAACCAAACAAGCGTTCCATGCACAGACAGAAGGAAGTATTTACGATGAACATTTATGGTATTAGGACATGATAAGCTATAACGACATAAAGGATATTCTCAATTCCCTTAAAACAGAAGGAATTGAAGCAAGGGTAAGAGATGTTGCCTATTTGGTAATGTGTGATTCTTTCGTAGATAAGGCTCTTGCCGCAAAGGTTGCTTACCAAGAAGATGAAAAGCCTTCAAACAAGGTGTTATCCATGCTTGCCGAGAAACTGAAACCTTTCGGCATCGGTGCTATCACTACCATATCTAAAGATGAGAACCGAGAAGCATTGCTGAAAGAAATATCGGAGATGAAACAGATTGCTGACGATGCGAAAACAAGTGGAGATTCAGACACTTTTATCAAAGCAAGTAAGGTCGTGTTGGATGCACGCGTGAAGCTGAACGATAAATTCAATATTGAAGAGGAAGAGGGGCAGAAGCGAATAATCGTTGTTCCGCAGAAGCACGACATTATCTGCAAATGGACTTCGAGAGAGTGTTCTGCAATGCCGAGCAAGGAAGCCTGTATGAAGTATTACAACCTAATTGATGCGGAAAAATGACACGGGAAGAGAAAAAAACATATCTATTGCGGAACGTAAATGCCTTGTTGCAGAAGAAACCGTTTTTCAGAGGAAGTGACACTTGCTCTACAAACGACTATTCCGACGGTCAGTCCGCAACCATTACCGAAACACGCACGGCAAGGCTTCCGAATGTAAAAAAGAATATCGTTTCGCAGGAAAAGTTTCTGAAAGAGCTTGACCCGATGAGCCATGAGGTATTATTTGATCAAAACTTGCCGAGCATTTGCGTCAAGTTAGAAGATGGAGGATATCAGGAAATCAAGTTCCAGCGCACGGCATTAGCTTTCCAAGAACAGATACTGGCGAGCCACGTAATCTACCTTTGCGGGAATCCCTGTACATTGTCTTTGAGAGGTGGCACTCCTTCCGAGAAAGATAAAGCCAACTATTCCACAATCAAGGAGTATTGGGTAGACAGGAATATGGATGGATGGCGTACAAAAGCAGTCCGTTCGCAACTTGCAACAGGCGATGCAGGACTTCTGTTTTATTATGACTATAAAGGACGTATCAAGTGCCGCCTGATAAGTTATGAAGATGGTTACGTAATCATATCACACAATGACAACAACGGTGACAGGCTTCTTGAAAGTGTCTATTATGCCGATGCGGACGGTGTGGAATACATTGACAGTTACGATGATACCTACATGTACCGTATGCACACACCGATAGACGGTGAAGAAGCAGGCGATGACGGTTTTGTAAGAGAACGTCCTATATTGCACGGTTTCAGCGAGATACCATTGTGTACCAAACGCGGTAATGTGGCGTGGAACAACGGCCAGAGCCTTATCGAGATTTACGAAATTATCTACAACATCTTCTTTGTCATTCAGAAACGGAACGGCTGGGGCATTCTGTATATCAAAGGCAATTTGTCAGAAACGACAAAGAAACTTGCCGGGAGTATCATTTTGCAGGACAAGTCTATGGACGGGAACGGAAGTGCGGAGTTCAAAGCACCGCCCAGTCCGCAAGGTATGCTTGACAGTCTGCAAGATTTGTTCGAGAAGATACAGATAAATACATCCTGCACTTTCCTTTTGCCGAAAGATGTAAAGTCAAGTGGTGACATAAGCGCACTGGCTATCACGCTTACCCGTGACCTGGACTTGAAGAACGCCCAACAGGGTGTTATCGAGTGGCAGAATTTCGCCGACAAGATGATGCGCCTGTTCAAGGAAGGGCTTGCAAAGGAGCTTGTGAACAAAGGAGAAAATTCCAATGCCGTTACCGAGTTTAAGAAACTCCGTGTAAGCTGCAAGTTCAAGATTTGGCAGCCGTTCAGCGCAACGGAGTATAATAACATACTTATCTCAATGAAGCAAGCCGGCATTCTTTCCACAAAAACAGCCATTGAGAAAAACACCGAATCCGTTCCCGATGAAGAACAACGTATAGCAAAGGAGAAGGAAGAGGCTCAAAAGCTGTTGGAGAAACAGCAAAAAAAGGACAAAGGAGTTACGGAACAAATTGATGTGGTAAAAGAATAAATGGAAAAGGAAAGTCTGTACATTTTAAAGCTTGATACGCAAGGAAGTAAAGTAAAATTTCCGAATGCTGATATGCCTGCAAAATTAGGTGAGTACACCTATACGGCACAACGTATGGCAGGAACTCCCACACTGACCGCTACACTGAACTATCCTTCATGCTTAGACGAACTATGGACAGGAGAAGAGTTTGTTGAGTTTAGGGGGGAAAAATATTATATTGACCAAGTGCCTACATCCTCAAAGGACAACAAGAGTATCATGTACAAGCATGAGCTTCAATTCGTTTCAGAACGTATCGTGCTGGAAAACGTATATTTCATGGACGTGGTGACAGCCGGGGAAGACACGTATCACTCCAATTCCACTTCCGTCAAGTTCATGGGGGATATAAACGAGTTTGTTGGTCGCCTTAACGCTTCAATGGCAAAATCGGGTATCGGATATTCGATAGTGATTGATGAAGATATTACTTCTGAAAGCAAACTTGTTTCTCTTGACAGCGTATACCTTGCAGAAGCGTTACAGTCCATATATACCATATACGAACTTCCTTATTACTTTGTAGGTAAGGTTTGTCACATAGGATATACAGAGAATGTAATTTCTACTCCTTTCGAGTACAAGAAAGGGCTTGTATCAATAAAAAAGACAAACGCCAATTATAAGACCGTCAATCGCGTTACTGGTGTTGGTAGCTCTGACAACATACCTTTCTACTATCCGAATGATGATGAAAAAGGTACTATAGAACGCACGCAAAACCTTATGCCTTCCATTTATAGACAAACAAATGGAGCGGAAAGATTCTACAATGCACTTAACGATACGTATAAAATACCCGGTACAAATGATTACTATTTTTTCAAAAATACATATTCTTCTAAGAAAGTAAAAGAGATAAAGGTAGATTTTAGCGATATAAAGCCTACCATAGAAAATGTAACAAACGCTTCGGGACAGTTATTTGGTGAGATTGCGGATATTGCTTTTGATGATAACGATAGTGACGAACTCGGAACAGGAGAAGGGAATAATATATTCAATGGCACGGATGAGTATGTACATTCTTATTTCTACATAAAATTACATATATATAATGGGGATTACGGTTTTAACCTGTTCGAACAAGGTTTGGAAGGTGGTACGGCTGTAATCAATATGACTACGGGTAATTGTGCTGCTTGCGAGTTTGAAATAGGAGTTACCTATAAGGACAATGAGCCGGGAAGGGCATTCAATCCTGTATTGGTGGATTCTTCCGGGAACTTACCAGCAGGAGATTTTGAACAGAAGGTTACTTCACAAACATCCCAATATATAGAAAGCCAACAAAACACTTCTACAAATGAGGTTTGGATTGCGGTAAAAAAGGACAATACTACTTTCGGGGTTGTTATGCCTAATGCCACAAATAACTATAAACCTTCTGTTGGGGATAAGTTTGTGATTACAGGTATTAAAATGCCGAAATCTCTTGTGCTTGCCGCCGAGAAGAGATTAGATGAGGCGTTGATAAAGTATATGTCTGAAAACAACGATGAGAAGTTCTCTTTTTCCGTAAGTTTCTCACGTGTCTTCCTTGCAGAAAACAGTATGTTAGCTGGTCTGTTGAATGAGAACTCGCGTATATACATAAAGTATAATGATAAGGAATACTTCATGTATGTGAACTCATTTACTTGTAAGGCGGATAAAAATTGCCTGTATGATATATCCGTGGAGCTAACAGATAAGTTGTCCGCCAATGTTTCCGCTTTGAGAAGTACGATTACAGAGATAGCCGGGGATATCATAGGTGAGAGGATGGGTGCCTCTCTCAACGTGTCAGATATTCTTGGCAGAATATCCCGTTATTTTATCTCAAAGATAAATAGCGACACCTCCAACGGTCTGATCACTTTTTTGAAAGGCGCCAAGTTCGGTGATTTCATCGACTCCATGATTGCCGGTAAGGGTGCCGGTATCTATCCTGACGGGCGCGGCCAGTTCGAGCGTCTTGAGGTGCGCGGTTCCGCAGTGTTCAAGGAGGTCATCTATAACCGCCTGAACGCACAAGAGGGCGATACGTCTTACTCCGAGAACGGGGTCATTGAGTCCGTGACTTTGGAGAGCGACGGAACCTATACCCTGAAATTGCGCAAGCGTTGGGAGAATGACTTCACCGCATTCCAGGAGGGGGATATAGTGTACGGGATTGTAAACAACCTCTTTTCTACGGGGGAGTATTACACTTCATGGGTACGTGTGCTGTCGAAGAACATAGCGGCCAACTCCATCTCGGTACTGGTGTATCCGGACAGCGAGGTTCCGGGAGGCCAGAACTATCCCCCTACTGAGCTGATGATTATCACGCGCAGGGGCAATGCCATCAATGAGGACAGGCAAAGCTACTGGTATTTGTCCGCCACCACGGATAAATGTCT